ACCGGGAAGGCACCCTTTGGTGTAGGATACAGACGTATCAATTGGTCTTTAGCGTCGAGTGAATCATCTTGTACGTTGCCTTCTACTTCGCCGATCACCTCCCAATGACCTTCCGTACCCAAAATCTTTTGACTGAATTTCCGGTACGCTTGCAAGAGATGATAGTCAGTTAATATGTTCTGGATACCAGAAATATTGCCAATATTTGCTGCTATCCGACTTGGAATTCCACATCGTTTGCGCACGTTGGCAAATAAATCTGCACCATCGAAATTATACCCAAAACAATTAAATTGTTCTCTAAAATTTACATTATGGTCTGGATCACCAGATATAACATGTGCTAATTCGTGAGCAATATTCTGTTCTATATCATTTTTTAAAAACGACCTGCCAACATATATCTCACCATCATCAACATCCGAAAAAGCTCCTACATATTGGAATGGAAGAATCGTTATTTTTTTATGAGTGTTTTCTTCCATAATGCGCCTCTACTTGTTGGTTTAGAAAATTGACGCCATCCGTCAAGTTGAAATTTTAATGCTTCTTGTTCAGTTTTAAAGTAATACGTTATCTTTGTGCTAATACTTCTTGGAGTTCTATGGAGAAATTCAACTTCATGGAAATTAAATCCTTCATAAATAGTTTCCCATAGCGCTTTTCTTTCCAAATCTGTCAAACCACGATAAGTTACACCGGCTTCCTCGGCTCTTCGAGACGCATAGATTCTTTTATCATCAGGAATCATTTCATTATTGGGTTTAATTTCTATCCAATAAATATTATTGTTATCAACCACAGTGAAATCTATAACATATATTCTTTGTTTCCCATACAACATATCAACATAGGGAATTCGCATTTCTTCATAATGCCATTCGATTCCTTTTTTATCCAAATAAAGAGCAAATCCTAATTCTGTTATAGATTTAAAGCAATTGCCTCTGTAAGATGCTTTATTCAAACTAATAGAGGTCTTTTTGATAACTTCTGGTCGTTGTGCAGGATGCCTTACGCCATGCTTCAATAAATGTCTTTGCATCATTGAAGAAGAAATCTTTGTGCGCGATTTTTGTAATTTTAAACGCCGAACAATATTTCTTATGGTATTAAAATGTAAACCCCACATTTCTGCTATTGTCTTAGTGTCTAAATTATCTTCAAGGTATAATTTCCTAACTATATCATCATTTGGTTTTTCTTTTACAGTTTCCGCGTATTTCTTTTTGGCCAGATCACTGTGATTATGAATAGATGTATTATATCCGGCTATTTTAAGCTTTCTCTTGATAGTTATAGGTGAGCAATTAAATTTAACAGCACATTCCTTCAAGGAATGAACTTCAAAATATTTTGCTAACTCATGTATTGGTATATCTATTTTATTGGCTATACGGACGGGGGTAAATTTTAGTGGATCAAAATTGGGTTGCCGCTTGTGCATCCGTAATAACATCCAGATTTATTAGCACGTAAACCTATAGCATCAACACTTTGAAAAACTTCGATATTTTGTACCCCTGCTGTATTTTTGACTGTTGTTAATTTATCACCAATAGTTACCTCGCCAAATTCACGCCACTTATCATTAACTTGTAAAACATGATTAGTTGTGGCTTCTATAGTTCCAGCTTCATATTGTATTCGTATTTTAGGCAACAAACGATCATTCTCATGGTATTTTATAGAAATACCACTATCACCAAAAGGCGTTTTAGCTTTCCATTGTTTTTTCCAATCCCCAATTGGTTGCAATGAACCATATTTATCCAAAACCAAAAAATCGGGAGATACACAAAACAAATAACTCTCAGCTCCGAAGACGTCGTCGATTCTAGTCGTAACCGGGTCCCAATTTACTGATTGGACCCAGTACGCATCTTTGGGGAGCGGATAAGTCGATTGTAACGGGCTGGTGTAAAAGGTAGCCAATTTCTGTTCGCGTGGGAAATACCCGGCAATGAAGTCACCAGAGACGCGGAAAATTGTCTCCCATTGATCTTCGGTGATTTCGCACTCAATTACAGGAAAACCTAATTTAGACAGAACGTATTTCTTCATTGGTTCGCTGCGAACCTTGAGTACACTTGGTAGTTCTGCTGGTGCTAAAATAGCCATTAAACAATCCTCCAAAGAAGATTTGCCATGACGTACAAATCAAAATCAGTATTAGAGAAGTTATTGGTATCTTGCACAGTACGAGATATAGCAAAAATGTTTAATGTATCGCCAGCATCCATACGATATTGGATACGGAAGTTTAGATTGCCATCGAGAACAGTATCTGATGCTATGAAATTAAAATTGGATTATATATCCAACTGTTCCAAAGCTTATTGGCAACAGGAAGAACATAAAAAAAGACATTCTGACAAGATGCGGCAAGTACAAAAAAACAGAAAACCTCAATTATCAGAAGCAGCTAAAAAGAATTGGGCAAATAATAGAGATAAAATAGTTAATGGTATTAGATTGGCTACCACAGAACAGAAAAAACAAAAATTATCCGTATCTGCTTCTAAAAGCTGGACGACAGACAGAAAAAAACAACAATCATATACCAGTAGTGGTTTATGGTCTGATACTCAATATAGACAGAAATTAATGGGAAATACGCAAGCATTTATAGATAAAGCAATAGCGTTACATGGTAATAAATTTAATTATGATTATACTGAGTATACGCATTCTAATGATAAAGTTTGTATCACGTGCAATGATTGTGGACAAAGTTTTTGGCGATTACCGCATGGGCATCTACGAGCTTCTAAATGTCCGTATTGTAATATTTCCACACAACAGCATGAAATAGGCGATGCGATCAGTGGATCAATCGGTGAATCAGTAGTGTATAATGATCGAACAACCCTATATCCATTCGAAATTGATATATTATGTAATGGTATTGGTATAGAATATCATGGTCTATATTGGCATTCGTTTGATAGACCAGAAACCACAGCAGAACGAAATCGGCATCAGATAAAATGGGCGTATGCTCAAAAACACAATATTCAACTTTTGCAGATCTTTGAGCATGAATGGAAATATAAAAAAGATATTGTGTTATCAATAATTAAATATCGTTTGAAAAAATCGATAAAAATTAACGCAAGAGATCTTACCGTATGCATTGATATCAATCCATTTGAATTTTATGCAACATATCATTTACAGGGCGCTAGACATGCTACCCATCATGTATGTTTAATTGATGCTGACCAAAACATATTAATGGCAGGATCGTTTAGTCATTCATCGAATGGTAGTTATGAATTAATACGCATGGCGTCAGCTGAGAATTATTGCGTTAGGGGCGGCGTCGCAAAAATATTCGCTAATTTTATACGTATAGTTAAACCCAAACAAATATTCACGTTTGCCGATCTCAGGTATTCCAATGCTAATGGTTATTTAAGCGTCGGATTTAAAATTGACAAAATAACGAATCCTGGATATTTTTATTATCATAACAGCACTAAACAATTATTATCTAGACAAAAATGCCAAAAACACAAGTTACATAAATTATTACCAGTGTTTGATCCAAATTTAACAGAACCACAAAATATGTTTAATAATGGATATCGAAGAGTATGGGATGCCGGGCATCTTCGTTTAACTCTCACACTTTAGCCGGTTCTGGTGGCACTTCTGGGCTTACCATTTCCGTCCAAGCCAATATCGAATGTCATGGCTGGGGTGGTGCCGTCTAGTTTATTACTGGTGAGCGTCGTGTCAGTGATATCGAATTGGGATAGCCGTGACCATAGCATGAAGAGTATCTGGGCCAATGTGGGGATAGATCCATCAGAGGCGTATGATTCGGTGGCAGAGAGTGCTCCGTCGTAACTGACTGGGAGTCGATTGGTACTACCGGCCCCAGAGGCGATAAGAGCGTCGTAAATGGTTGGCTCGAGGACGTGATATTCGCGGCGGACGGGGAGGGCTCCGGAGACATGGATGTTGATTTCCATTTTGCCGACGGTATTGGTGTCGGTGGCGTCGAGGACGGCGTAATAGCGGCCTCCGGCTATATGGGTAGCTCCGCCACTGTTTTTTGTGGATTCGGTGGTGCCGCCTTCTTTCCAGATGTTGATGTCGGTGTTGGCTATGGTAAGGCCGGTTTCGGCGGTTTTGCCGTCGGTTTCATCAACGAAGGGACCAAGCAATATTTCTTGTGAAGCGGTTGATTGGCGTAGGAACAACATCACACCATCCCTTGTTGCATGTAATAATTCATAAATACTGGGATGGCACTCCCGAAGTCCCAGCCGGTGTTGGTTCCACCCGCATTTATATTCGTCCCGTCATTGGCATCCATCATAGCTGTCGTATAAGTGCAGATAGAATCATACACTGAGCAATAGGAAGCCGTACCCAAAACACCCGCTGCTAAGTCAAGATCCAGATCACGAATATTCAACAGCGAACCATTGCTACCAGCAATGATGACGCTTCCAACGTCTACTTCTATTTTACCATCTGCCGTCTCCAAATCATTCCGCATCGAATAGTTCACACCATTGAAGAAGCGAAAGCTTTGATCGGTGCCAGTTATGGAAATATCGTCACCGGCAGTTAAAGTACAACCATTCAGGTCAATATCACCATCCGTTCCATAAAAACCTTTACATTTGGCATTACTTTTTAGGACGCATGGTACATCAATATCAGTTCTCTTTGCAGCCTGCACCGGAATATCCCATGCTCCTGCTGCACAGCGTACTCCACGTAGAGCACCAGTAATATCATTGGGTGCATTAACGGCATCCGTAGCACATATATTACACAAACCACCGCGAAGTCGTGGACGAGCATCTTCACTACCGTACGGACCCGCCGAATAAAACGGTGAATCATAATTTAATGACAATATTGTTACGCCCGATACTTGGCCACCAAAGCGATCTGAATATTGATTGTCGATAACAACATCTATAACAGGTGTGAACCGATAAAAACTTGAGTAAGGTGCAGATATTGGGGTGCTAAAGCCGAGACTTACACAATTCTTAATTGTCCCGCCAGCATAATTCTCGCAAAGAAAACCAGTCCCGCGTGGGCCGGTGATTCCTCGTATTTGCATAGCGGTACAATTGATAAACGTTCCACTACTACCAGTATAAAATGCTGCTCCGTGAAAATAAATGTCACGTTTGTGCAAAACCACACAATTGACAAATTTACCATTACCAGAAAATCCAATAAATGCTGATTCGGCAAGCATATCCTTAACAAACCCACCAGTGAATATATATGTTATACGTGTAGCATTTGGCAATGTCGTCTTACATTGCAATCGATTGATATTGATATTAGTCGAAGTACCACTAAACATATTAAAATAGGTATTTGTTGCTCGAACTCCTACACCCTTTGTTTGGTCGTATCGCAAAGGATTCGTACGCATGTTGACGTGATCTTGGAAACTATGACCAGCCGCAGCAGTCAACGTAATTGAATATGTCGCACTAGTAGTGCTGCTAAAAGCTGCGCCAGCCGTAAATTCACTATCGTTGTAACATTCTCCGATATAGCTATTACCGTCGGTCACAAGATTAGCAGGTAGTGCATCTTCCCATGCTTGGATTGTGGAATAATCGCGACCGCTTGTGCCGATGCTATTAGTGATTATTGCCATATATCACCCCGTATCGTAGCGGCCTTCCGGAATTCACGAACATATTGGGTCAAGTCTACAATATCGTAAGGCGTATCAATAACCTCTTGCTTAACGCCTACCGGAAGTTTGTCAAGATCGATAAAATAACGATGAAAATCGATCGGCATTAATTGCATGTCTCCATCACCAGCCGATAATAACGATTCAGCTTCTAACTGTGATAGATTTACACGCACCACTCGCCAATCAGGATTTTCAATTTCTAGCTTAGACCAACCCCAACCGTCTGGACAAGCGGCAATAACGTCGCCAGCCTTAGAGAATTTGATGCCCCGGTCTTTCTCCGGTTCACCAATTCCTTTGTCTACAATGCGGATTAATAATTCCATCGAGATTGTACCTCCGCCATGCCGGAAGCTTGCCACACTTTATCCAATTCGTCGCTCCAATATTCCTCCCAATTGGAATGGGTTGGCATCCAAGTACGGGTGAGACCCGGCAGATATTCAAATGCGTCTTCGAGATAAGGCACTTCTAAGTATTCTGCAACACCCCGTAATATATTCTCATTGGTGATCAATTCTTCATATCGAACGATATGTACAGATTGATTAGTTAACCATGGCGTAAATTGCCTAGCGAAGGAAGCCATAGCCATATTGTGTTCATATTTGCGTATTAAACTAATCAATACACCAGTTGCTAATGGTTGCTTTTGCCAACGGCACATTGAAATGAGGCAATTGCGTGGATGTCTGAAAACACAAATGTGTTTGCGAACGGGTGGGAAATCTTTGTCAAATGGGTATGGGAAATGACCGTGTGTGGCACACCCAGATTCTCCTGGATCTCTGGCTACTGGGAAGCCAAGCAAATGTACGCCTTTTAATAATGCATGGGTGCCTGTTTTGGGGAATCCGTTGACGATAACGGCCATTTGTTTGCCTCAGTCGAAGAACACGTTGGTGTTTTCGTTTGGTACACCGGCTCCGCCTTGTCCACCTTGCGAACGAGACCAATTTTCAACGTCGTGCCAATCCGATGAACGACCAACCCAATGCCGATCATTAATCGTAATGGGAAGTGAGCCATCGATAGGCTTAATCAGATTAGATAAAAGAATGTTGTCGTCATCTGATACTTGATCAACTTCGCTCTGGTTCAATGAGCGATTGTATACCATAATTTTATGAATTAATCCATCGAATGGTTTATATCCACCAACAGCGTCTTCATTCCCAATATCAAAAACTCCAACCAAAGGCGATGGTGGCTTATTATCAATATAATCTGCTTGTCTTATGCCATTTACATACATCTCCTTAGTTATACCTCTAATTTGGGTCACTACAGTATACTTAGTTCCAGTTGTTATAGTTGAATCCGAATATCGATAATCTGCGTATACCCCAGCATTAAACGTATAGAAGTTGAATTTTGAGCCTGTAATATATAACCAGATCGCCCCAGTCACATAATTTCCTAGTCCAAAGACGCAATAATCAGCAGTATATGGGGTAATCGTTGATACAATAGAAAACGATGTGTAAGAATTAGTGAGCAAGTGTCCTGTACATCTAACCCCATGCGGTAACGAATATCCAGCGGCAGCACAATTGAGATGTGGTGAAGTATTATAACCCCATGTTATCTTGTTGGTATTGATAGTTCCATGACTGCCATATTTTGAACTATCGTTATATCTTGTGCTGCCTGGCGCATTCCCAAGCCCCGCAAACACAAGTCCTTTTGCGAGTGGGTGATCATAATCCAACGTAAAATTCTGTGGTCTGCTCACGCCGTTTGAAACGTGAACCGCTGGTGGTTTAAGTGTATAAGCATCAGAAAGAGTGACGCCACGGAAATACTCCGTTGTACCTTGCTGCGGCACAATAAAATCAGAAAGTAAAGTATCAGAAGGATCGGACAGGATTTGCATTTCTTTTTCTGTCAGATTTCTATCAAACCAAAACATCACATCAGCCATATATCCTTTCATGAAATAATTATTACTAGATGGATCTTTACCTATCACAAACGGGTATGTCCCCATCACTGGACTTATGATAGTACCTTGAGAATTACCTCCGTTGTCAGCACGAATACCATTTTTATAAATGTACATATTCGAATTCGAAAAATTACACACGTAATGCTCCCAAACATTATTAGTGTGTGGGGCACTTCGATAATAATTGGCACTAGCAGAACTGTTTTCAAAATAAATCACAGAACCAGCCGGATACGCACAAAAGCCATTACGATCTGTGGTTAAATTATTATTACCAAAAGCATGACGAGCACCATAAACCGAATTGAGCCAAAAAGCACAACAAAATGCCGATGGTGTACCAGTATAATATGGGAATAAGACATACGTAGAATAATCAGCATCTAATCTCATCACTGTGCGGCGAAGATATGAATCAAACGTCCAGAAATTCGGCCTATAGGTCCCACCAGTACTATTGTTCTGTCGTTTAGAACTGTCGATAACACGCAAAGCTGTCGGGCTATTACCAAGTGCCGCAATATATAACCCTTTTGCTAAGGGATGATCATAATTCAATTCAAATTGTGATGGGCGTACTCCTGGTTTTTCAAATGAATGCCCCCGCACGACGGCCACACGTCTTTCGCTGATACTACGATCTGGCTCTTCTGGAATGAGTAAATCATCGAGCATCACATTCAAAGGACCAGAAAGGAGATTCACCGAGTGATTGTTATTCACCACAAGAATTGGATCTGCGATATCGATCGCCGCAGTTCTGTTTGCCGCCCCAACATCACACCACCCAATATTAGTTCCACCTGTCCCTGCAACACAAGTGGTCGCAGAGCCAGATACTGTCGTCGACACAGCCGATCCGTTGATATACCATATCACGCTCGTCAATGATTCAGCTTCGAATGCTATTTGCGTCCACTCACCGTTCGTCACAGCAGAATCGCAATCATGACTTTTGCGATTAGCAGAAGATGCAGTTCCATTGTTTCCAAATAAAACAATTGGATTACCAGTAGATGAGAGATATATGTTGATTCCAGCGTAGCCATCAGCACGAAACGCCGTTTGAAAAACACCAGCCTCGGCACCAGTGTTGAATCTGACCCAAGCTGAAAATCGACACGGAAACGAAGCATCAGAAAAATCAATTTTCGATGCAATCACACTTTCATCTGTTCCACCGAAACTCAAGTACATACGGTTCAATGAATCACTAGATAACCAATCGCTTTCCTCCATATTCGTCAACACACCATGATTCCCGTTCCCCGAGTAATCATGGAGTCGCAATCCTTGTCCGCCCAATCCCGCGAATACCAGTCCAGTTGCCAAAGGATGGTGTGTATCAAGCGTGAAACGAGCAGGCCGCACGCGCGGATCAAACCGCGACGGATCACGAGTCGATTTAACCGCGTGTGGGATGTAAGGCATTAACGAATCCCTTCTCTGTCATAGATGTTGGATTCGGAGCCAATGGGACGAATCATGCCAGAAAGCATAAAATTGGAAGGATTGGCAAGGAGTGCAATTTCAGAGGGAGACAATATGCGGTCGTAATACAAAACATCAGAAATGCTTCCGTAAAACGAGTGCATGGCCGATGTGTTGTACATCACACAACCGACCGCACCATCTGGATCGGTCAGATATGTTGAGCTGAATCCGGTAGTGCTAATGTTGGAGGACGCGCCTGCGTTCCAGGCAACACATGTGTTGTTCGTTATTTGTTGTAGGCAAACACAGTTCCATTGATTTAACGTCACCGCTGTGGTCGATGATACTGGAGTTATAGAACTTGTGACAGCCAAATTTCCAGACGTGTCTATTCCACAACCCCACCCCCAATTAGCACTCGACAAAAGCATCCCTTGGCAGAAGAAATATCGCAAATTGCTAAATGATGTCGGTTTAATCCAGCATACCAGAGACTTGATACTAACAGTCTTTGGAGGCCCGCCAGCCAATACTGCGATTTGTGCCCGTTCGTATGAACCATCATGTATAGTAAAGCGCCGCCCTAGCCAACTATCACAACCCCAATCCGTCTCTGGCTCCATATTCGTCAGCGTACCATAATTCCCGCGCCCAGACGAATCATGATATCGCACTGACCCCGGTGCGTTTCCCAGCCCGGCGAACACCAACCCTTGCGCAAGTTGGTGTGTACGATCGATGGTGAAGAACTGAGGTCGACCCACTACTGCACCTCATCGATCACCGGCTCAAACAGCACGCCCTGACTAGTCTTAGTAGAAGAAAGAGTCTGACCACACTCATTCTTAATAATCAACGAACCATAGCGCGTAGTAGGACTAAACGTACCAATATATCCCAAATGCACCAAACTACCAACAGCCTCACACGACATCTGCCCAATAAACTGAATCCGCTTCACACCAGCATCATCCGTACCACCAGCTAAACTCGTATAAGCACCATCAGCACCAGAAGTATTACCCATATTCCCAGTGCCCGCCGTAGCACTCAGCGACGGAGCCCAATAAAACTCAAGCGCCGACCCCGCCGTCGGAGCAGTACCAAACTCAATCGCAGCATATACATTAAACGCAGGAGCACGACGAGCGCCCAAATCCGCCTTCGTCGACTGACGCGAAGCAGCATTGGCCAAACCCGCAAAGTCATGTTGCACCCGCGTATAAGCAGTCGCCAGCACATTCGCAGCTAAAGCGGGAGCATAAGTGCTATCGGCGAACAGAAAGCAATCGCCACTCTTCCGCAAGACTTCATTCGGCATAACTCACCTCAAAATCACGCAGAGTAAGTCTTCGCATACTCTGCCACAATGTAGTCCAAATCCGCATCGGCAGCCGCATCACCACTATCCTGGAGCGTCGTATTATTAACGAGACCCCACTCCATCGCCTTACGAGCTTGCACAGAATGACTAGCTAAATCCGACCCAACTGTCGCAGTCGCCCAACTAGTCTGCTCCGCTGTAGGCGTCGGAATACCACCACCCAAAATCTGTTGGGCAATGTGTAACACAGTCCCCAAAAACCGACGCTCCAACTCTCCACCCTTGGTGTAATAAAGCTCACCAAGCTGCAAACGTGTAAGTGCCATACCTCACCTTTTTGTGATTCTCAACAAAGATAACAACCCAGGTTTTTCCGAAATCTCAACCGGCTTGGCTTTCTGGATAATCCGTAAAACTTGCTGAGGAGTCAACTCCTTACCGTGTTTCTCGGCAATATACGTGCGAATCCACAACAAATCTTCTTTAGCTAATTTCATGATGGAAAATGGTATCCACGATCACCAAAAACTACACCCGAATAATCGATACGAAACACCTGGTACGTCGTATTCGGAATCGGCAATGCAGCCGCCAAAACTGATTCGATCGTAGCTTTCAACGTCGCTACTTCACTAGCGATCGTCGCAACAGGATTATCCTCCCACGCATGTGCACCAGGACCAGTCCATGTCTCGCCGCCGCTAATCAGCATCTTCTCAGGGTGTGGCTGAATGTTAGCGGCAGAGGACTGATAAAATCCTGTAAACATCATCTGTGCTGGAGTCTGACCGATTTGTGGCTTTACAGCAGTTCCAGCAGTCATACCACCAATGCCGCCCAGGGCACGACCGCTAGACGATGTCTGTTGTCCACCACCAGGAGTAGCGATTTGAATGGTGCTTTCAGCGGCGAGTGCCTCATAAGCTATAGTGGCGATTTTCTGCATATCTCGCCAATATTCGAATCGCTTGCTTTTCAAGTCGCCCGAACCGAATTTGGGAGTGATGCGAACATGCACCGTGAATGGTACCCATTTCATGACTATTCTCCAGTGACCCGTTACGGGCATCTCTTGGGCAAATCAAACTCTTTGACTGATCTTTTAGCTGGTTGGGCGAACTCAGCCACCGGCCTTTGGCACGAGCCGACGACTGTTTTTATAGGTCGTACTTCCACATTGGCCAGATAATTTCTTATAACTGCGATGAGTTCAGTGGTATCAATGTTAAACTCGTAATCTGGAACCGGCACCACTTCAAACTCATAGGAAATAGCACCAATGTCGCCTTCTACTACTGCCTCGACGTATACAGTGTAATTGGCACTATCGTTGAACCCATTTTCGGCATTGATGGCAACGTTCGCACCGTAGAAGCCGGTGGTATTCACATCATCTGTGCGAGCCATCGATCCAGGTTGGCCATCCGGTGGCCAAACTTGGTTGCCATTAATATCGTAGATACGATAAATGGGTAAGGAATCAGCATTCTGCACAGTCCCGGTAGAGGAATTGTGCGTAGTGATACTGAATACCAACGTCTTCCCGATAGTAATCTGGTCCGGACATCCCATCAGCAAAATCCTCTATTAAGATATTTGCTGGTGGAGATTATTAGGACGAAACAGATACTAAGATTTAACCGGATAAGGATTGGCTAGACTACGCAAAAACGAATTGAACCGATCCTTGGTTACACCCCACCCAGGTACCTCATCGGCCAAAGTCCAACCCTTACAAGAGCGTTGACTTCTAAATTGATCCTGCCGCCAACGAGTGTGCGTCAAATTCCCTTTATGGCGAATATCGATATTCGGAACCTCTGACATATAACGTTCTGCCACAAAATTATCCACTCCACGTGGCAATATATGGCATCCAGGCTCAAAGCCCATCGAACGCGAGAATCCCTCCCTCGCTACACGCTCCACACGGGCACGGTAATGTTGCACCAATAACTTCCGATAGGCACAACATCCAGAAGTCTGCTTAGTGTAGTAAAACACAGCCCGCCCATCGTAAGCATCCACCTTCCAAGTATTCTCATTATAATAATAAATATCATCTCGTGGTGGTATGAAATCGAAATGCGACGGATGATATAAAATATCATGTTCAGTCAAGAAGACAATATCAGCCGAACTCTGTTCCAGACCTAACAAAATCTGCTGGAACATCGTCAAATAACCACGTTCCCCATCCACGCAGAAATTCTTCCCAAAATACATGGGCTTCAACGACACAGAAATCAACTCGATCCCTTTGCGAGCGGTGTCGAGTTGCCGTTGAACAGCCACTTCGATAAAGTCTTCCAATTGATTGTCGGTGTAATACACACAACCTTTGGTCAACGTTACCGGCGTAGACGCAACGTCAATAGTAACTGGCTTAATACGCACCGGTGGTAAAGCCACATCTTCAACCACGATTGGATGGTTCACCACCTCACTCATGACGATGGTGGTTTGAGTAGCCAGTTCTTCCGGCACAAATGGTATCTCACCGGAAAGAGCCGGACCATCGTCGTCGGACTGCTGCTTGCACACATCAGAAACATCGTCAGCGGGCACCTCATCGAAGTGCGATTCATCCACCGGTTTTTCTGGTGCTGGTACAGACGGAACAGTTACTTGTTCAGCCGTGCTCTCCAAAGCTTGAATTTGCTCTTCTGTCCAACCTGGGATGGGTGCGAATTTACGCAGCATCCATGATAAGGGATATTTCGCTTTCGGCCAAGCATTACCGATCCATAATTCTCGTGAACGGCGGCGAGCTGTAGCAATACCGGGATTAGGATACGGGAAACCGAATCCAGGCTGCGTCCGAAACAAATGTGAAAACCAAGTTTTCTTATTGACTAATAGTTGCCCACCAGATAGCCAAGTCTTGCAGGCCAATTCGGTTCCCATTTGACCCCAAGAACCGTGTGCCTCATCCATCCCATCGAGATCCCAATAACGTTGTCGATGCAACATCCAACAAGCACCGAGTAAACTCATCGTAGGGGCAATATCTACTTGAGCCTCTGGTCGCTTCTGGAATTCTCCCCAGTATTGGAAATGCAAGTCACTGTCAAAACGCATGAAATCGCTGCGGCAGTTGCGGCGTGGTTGCCAGACAATAACCTTCTCAAATCCTTCGGTATTATCGCAATTCGCACACTTAGCCGGAGTGGGGCCTTGATATGTCTCGTTTTTACATTTCGGACACCGCCAATTGAACACATGCAGATTATACATGCGTGGGATGACGGTCCAGTCGTACTCAAATGTCTCCATCAATTTGACATCAAAGCCTTTGTCGAAGGCACAATGTGCATCACATTTCATGATGAATTTGGCCTTCGAGAACTTTGCCGCCTCATTGGTTGCAGCTCGTTGTCCGATCGACTGACTATGATAAATCATGGTCACTCGAGGATGATCATTGATAGGCGGATCTGGCCAATTACCGTCCGCCACGATAATGATCTCGGTGTCGCCCTCGATATTCTCAAGGATACAATTCACCGTTTGCAACAGATATTCTTCGTTACGAGCTGGAATGAGAATTGACAGATCCATCAAAGACCTCGTTCGATATTACTGGCGTCTGGGCCTACAATTTGTCGGTATACTTTCAACTTATTCACCATGGCTTTGGCCATCGCCACCGCCAAACGACACTTCATTTTGACTTCTTCATTGTCAGACATCGCCCAAATATCACGCAACGTCTGACAAATAGAATGATGACCGGCATAACGTGAAAAAGCCATTTCTTCTTCTGTAGCTGGCTTCAACATTTCTTCTTCAGGAACCGGATCATGGCGCGGGTACGGCATCATTCACCCTTTCTGTGCTAGGACTAGGGAGCAAAGGTTGGGGGCTCTGTTCCCTACTGGTACTATGAAATAAACCGCACGGGTTTTCATCACCAGTTTCATGGAACCTACCAATTGGATACACATAGACCATTGGGCCACTTACTTCAGGCTGTGCTAAGCCAAGCCGCACATGTCGAGCGAACTTCAAATAAAAATGTCGTTCCTCCGACATATACTTACCACCGACATGAAAACAAGATTCACAGTATTTCGGTTCAAAGCCGTCCAAATCAACAAACAAGGATTTTTTCATAGCAAATGTGTTGGTGTGGGCACCGGCCCCCAGACCACGTCGTTTATACCAGCCTTGACTTAGACCGAAACGCAACAACTGATCAGCATCGGCAATGATATTACCCTGCATATCAAAAATGCCGAATGCTCGCGGGAATACCATCTTATCGCCAGTATAGGCATGCACCGCCATCAGCGCTTCCTGCGAAATAATATGATCAACATCGGTGAAAAATAAATATTCTCCTAGTGCGAATCTGGCCCCCATGTTACGCGCCAAACCCTGCGTCCAAGGCCGATAATCGTTGGTATGCAGAATATGTAAATTGTTGAGTCCGCTATTCGGCATATCAATAGGTGGATTACTACCATCATCTACAAAGATGATTTCAATATCGTCTGGCAACCGCATATTACGAAAGTGGCGGATCTGGCGTTTGACTATGCGGTGGCTGTTCAGAACAGCCATGATCACTGACACTTTCATGGGTTTGAACACGCTTGGCATGGCGATGATCCTTGTTTTGTCGTTGTTCCTCATATCGCCGTATGAAATAATCGTTTTTCAACATTACTTCCGGCAGATCTTCCATCTTCGTGTCGATGAACGTCACATCCGAACGACGCCGCCTCCATGGCTTTAGATATGGTTCAAAATGCGCTATCGGAGGAATATCATCTGGAACACTAAATGCCGTAGAATCTCGGCGGTTAATCGCCCTATGCGTACCTTTATAACAATGATATTCGTCCGGATATTCCCGCATCACATCGACACTATCGGTACGAAACAATCTGCTGACAGGACCACGGTTCCTATACATACGTGTTAGATTAAGATACCAATCTCTACGCACACAGCTACATATTTTCGAATCATGAATAGGATTGGTTCGCAAATATTCTATGGTTTTGCGATGGCAAATCTCGTCGCCGTCCAGCAATAAGAAGAATTCCGTGGTCGTCTCCGTAATCTGCTGACGACGCAAAGAAGCCATATTTCGACCAGTTTGTTCGAAATTTTTCTTACTCCTGGCCATTATGGCATTCATATCTGAGAACTTTTGCCAGCGTGTCTCATCGATAATCGGCAAGGATTTGAATCGGATTTTCTTAGCATAGTCTTCTGCTAATAACTTACCAATGTCGTCCAAGGTACTATCTGTGCTGCCAGTGTCATATAATAATATGACATCTGCGAAATCATACACAGACTTAATAGAATAATATATGAACGGTTCGTTACGAACAATCGATTGAATCGTCAGTTCACCCATAGCCATGACGGTTCAGAGTCCACTCTAGTGATATACCAAGGATGTATGTTATGAGCACGCACAAACGCTTCGACAGCAAAAACCACACCACCCCGATAGAAATGGCAGAAATCATGCCCAGACATGATGCCACCAGACCGCACCTTCGGCGTCCAATACATGATGTTCAAAATCATCATATCGAAGTTGCCAACCGCATCCAAATACACAAAGTCCAAAGAACGATCAGGAATATCTTTGACAGCCTCGAGGCCAGTTTTCTGCACGAATGTCACCTGATACGGTGCTAATCTCGCCTGCGTAGCAGCAAAATCCGTAGCCGATGCCGAAAAATTACTTTCCCAATTATCTATGCACTTCAAATTCAACTCGGGGTTAGCTTTGCACAGAATTTCGGCGTACGTACCGTCTCCAGTACCGATCTCTACACCGTTCTTGTATCCTAATTCACAGAAGACTTCGGCCAGTGCTTGTCTAGTCGCCACCCGGCCAGCCAATGGCATATTATCATGCCGCCACACACCGAATTTTTTAGCAAGAACTTCATGAATCGTATTAGTACGCATTAGATGCTCCTAAGCCACTGGAAAACGTCGTGAATATGGGCATTTACCCATCTTAGCGTAATTGTGCCGCCGATATGCTGCACCTTCCTCTTCACGACTACCCTTATAATATCTTCGTGAGCGTGCATAATAATGAACAATCGGCGAACTCAAAGCAACAGCTACCTTCCAACCCTTTTCATACAAATTAGCAAAAAGGTAGTCATCGCCACCAAATGTTTTAAGATCGTCTGGAATAACAGTGTACGCTTCTCGCCGCAACGTAAAATCCCAACCCTGCGCAATGCGATCGTTCATCACCTCATATCGCAAAACTGGCGACACATCCTGGTAATCAGGATGATTAGTGCTATGTATCACACACCCCACAGACGGTTCTAATTCGAAAATCGCCTCGGTGTCAGCCACAAAATTCGATGGAATACGCACATCATTATTCAAGAAGCAGAGATAAGGGCATTGAGACATACGATAATGCCAATCCCAAATCCTATTCAAATCCAGTGGTACAGCATTCCGGATCACGTCAAACGGATAATTCAAAGTTGCTAAAAATTCTGCGGTACCCGGCTCGGTGGATGCCTGATCTAATAAAGTAGCACGCCAAAATTTCGTCTGGTTAAGCAAATCCTGTGAGAGAGGCCGCGTGAAACGCAAGCCATTGATATTCACTATAACGAAATGGATCATCCGCGCACCCACAACCAAGATGGACTAACATCTAGATGTGTAACGTACCAAGGAAGAATATTGTGAGCGGTGGCATAAGCTTCCACGGCATAGATCACTCCATTCCCACCACGTGACACATTATCAAAGGCTCCTCCAGCTACAATCCCACCAGACCGCACTTTCGGGACCCAATAAATGAGGTCACGAATAACACTATCAAAATCGTGCAAAGCGTCAATGTATACGAAATCCAGCGAACAATTTGAAATCTGTTGTGCGGCCTCCGAACTAGACATCCGCATGATAGTGGCTTTACAATTAGCCAGTCGTGCCATAGCAGACCGATGAATTCTCGCCATCTTGGATGAAGAATAGCCGATGCAACCCTGCCATGGGTCTACGCACAGCATCTCTAATTCTGGATTCGCTTTACAAACAGCCTCCGTAAAGAATCCTTCAGCCACGCCAATCTCGGCACCTTTGGTATGCCCCAGCTCCGCTAAAATCTCAGGGATCACAGAACGATATGCGTTCCATCCAGTAAATGGCAAATTATCGCCGCGTTTCACACGAAGTTTGGCGATGATTTTTTCGTCGATTTGCGCTTTATCCATCAGATGACCCTGTTAAAATGATTCCCTATTTACATGGATTCAATTATGCTCTTTCACCCACAACCACGATGGACCCGCATCACAATTAGTAATATACCACGGACTAATTCGATGTGCCCGCACATACGCTTCCACAGCAAACACCACGCCGTATTCATGGTAATGTGCAAAATCGTGACCTGAAACAATTCCACCGAGCCGCACTTTGGGTGCCCAATACACTATGTCAGTCATAGCCCAATCAAAAGAATGTACCGCATCAATATACACAAAATCTAAACTGGCATCCGGAATGTTCTGTACAGCGTCTATGCTGCCAGCCCGTATCAAAGTAATATTATAAGGGGCTAGCCGCTGTACGGCATCAGCGTATAACGGATCGACATCCCCATATGTCTCCAAATTAGCCTGCGTGGCGTTCTCTGGTCGAATAGCACGACGCACAGGCGTTGAAATACCGACCCACGGGTCTATACCTAACAGGCACAAATTGGGATTAGCTTTACATAATATCTCACTATAAAATCCCTGGCCAACCCCGATTTCCGCACCCTTACAATAACCTAATTCTGCGAATAATTCCGCCATCCTATCACGGGTAGCAACCCGCCCGGTTAACGGCAAATTATCGTCATCTTCGACTTGGAATTTTGCACGAATGGCGGCATGTATGTCCATCAACGCACCCACAACCAAGACGGGAGCTTATCGCACGAGGTCGTATACCACGGATTAATATTGTGGGCACGTGTGTAAGCCTGGACTGCCAAGATCACCCCACCTTGATAATAATATGAATAGTCATGTCCAGCCACTATTCCGCCTCGCCGCACTTTGGGTACCCAATGAATGATATCTTCGATAACCGGATCAAATTCGTGCATGGCATCAATGTAAACGAAATCCAATGATTCATTGGGGACGTCTTTGGATGCTTCGACGCTTGTCTTTCGTATGAGCGTGGCATTATATGGTGCCAGATTTGCTTTAGCCTTTTCGTAAGTGTGATTCATAGACTCTATGGTATGTCTACGATATGGTATATATGGATCTATGGATAATAATTGTAATTCTGGGTTGCATTGACATAATAGTGCAGAATATGTCCCCAATCTCACACCAACTTCGGCACCGCGCTTATAACCAGCTTCTGCAAAAACTTCTGCCAGAGCTGCGCGTGTGGCCGTGGCACCACCAAATGGGAGATTGTCCATCCGTTGGACGCCTAGTTTCTTCCTGATGATATCATGCACTGACATGTTAACTCCTGAGGATCAAAAATTTATCCATGCACTCTGGCCCACAGATCAACCACGTTACCCCAATATGGCAATTCAGTCTCGAGAGTGTCAGATGGTAGAACTTTGCGTACCCCTCCTGTGCTCTGGCGATGATTAAACGTCAGAGTCGGAATAGCTGTCTCATACACCATCAACTTGGGCTGAGGTAATCCAAGTTGAGCTTCTTTGCGACCAGGTTCACCCCAACCATCTAATTCTTGCCGCGTCAGAAAATGCGGGAATTTCGCAAAACGTTGGCAAAGTGTAGTAACCAATAATTCTGTGGGGGCGATACACATACACATACTGGCACGAATTCGCAGAAAATAAACGTCTCTACTAACTTGGTACCTATGGGTATTATAAGCGAATGTATCCAGGGGAGGACGGAATTGGAAGTGTTCTTCCGTGTAGAGACTATCATCTTCGGCACAACCAATATATGGTGTCTTAGCAGCTAAGGCCCCCACTAGAATCTGTTTATATATGTTATAAGTGGATACTTCTAATCCTGGTATACAAATATTGTGACCAAAATCCATCGGTTGTTGCGAAATACTAATTATAGGCGCTCCGCCAGTAGTATCAACAATATTTTTCTGCACATTTTTAGCAAAGAAGCCACTAATTTTGTTAGCAGTATAGTAAAGGATCGTGATGTCGTTCATCATGGATAATAATCTCTTTTGTTATATCATTGCCGCCATTAACCGTCGACAATGAATCCTCCGAACATCCTAGTCATAATATGACCGCCCTTTTTATATAGTACCACTGGAAATAGTGCGTCCGGTGATATAGATGGTGAAACGGACGCTGATGGTGATATACTAGGTGAGGCACTAGGGCTAATAGAAGCGGACGGCGACAAGGATGGTGAAGCACTCGGGCTCTCTGAAGCTGACGGTGACAGGCTAGCAGAGGGGGATACCGATGGCGAAGTACTAGGTGATTCGCTGGGACTAGCAGATGGCGATTCGCTAGGACTAGCACTGGCTGACGGACTCAACGAAGGAGATTCGCTGGGGCTGGCCGATGGGCTGATGCTAGGACTAGCCGAAGGGCTGGCGGACGGCGAAACAGACGCCGAGGGTGACAGACTCGGACTGGCTGAAGGACTAACACTAGGACTTGCCGAAGGACTACGACTGGGGCTTATAGAAGGGCTTATAGAAGGGCTGGTCGAAGGACTAACACTAGGACTACGACTGGGGCTTATAGAAGGGCTGGCGGACGGGCTGGCCGAAGGACTTGCCGAAGGACTTAATGAAGGGCTAGTGGACGGCGACCTACTCGGACTGGCTGAAGGACTAACAGAAGGAGAAACCGAGGCTGACGGCGAAAGACTAGGCGAAGCACTAGGGCTTCGGCTAGGGCTAACGGAGGGACTGACCGATGGACTACGGGATGGTGATATTGATACCGATGGGGAGAGACTTGGGCTGGCACTCGGACTAACCGAGGGACTGACGGATGGGCTGCGGGAAGGACTTACTGAAGGCGAAGCACTAGGACTGGCCGAAGGACTAACGGACGGGCTTCGGGATGGACTTTCCGAAGGAGAGGCACTTGGGCTCGCCGAGGGGCTGCGACTCGCACTCGGGCTAACGGAAGGGCTCGCCGAAGGGCTGGCAGAAGGACTTCTACTTGGACTTGCAGAAGGACTTATAGAAGGCGAAGCACTTGCCGATGGGCTAATACTTGGCGAGGCACTGGGGCTCCGCGACGGACTAATACTAGCCGAAGGCGACAAACTTGGTGAAATACTGGGGCTGGCGGATGGCGAAGCACTCGCTGAAGGACTCACGCTTGGTGAGGCGCTGGGGCTCCGACTCGGCGAGGCGCTGGGGCTACGGGACGGACTAACACTAGCAGATGGGCTTCTAGATGGTGAAGCACTAGGACTAGCGGACGGTGAAACACTCGCTGAAGGACTAAATCCGGTTGATGGAGAAACGGATGGTGACGCAGAAGGTGATAGGGATGCCGAAGGACTGGTCGAAGGACTAGCTGAAGGAGAAATACTAGCTGATGGGCTCGCACTCGGGCTAGCTGAAGGACTGCGACTCGGGCTTGCTGATGGCGAGACGCTCGGACTAGCCGAAGGACTTACAGATGGTGAAACACTAGGACTGCGACTGGGGCTGATACTAGCCGAAGGACTTACAGATGGTGAAACACTAGGGCTAGCTGAAGGACTGCGACTCGGACTCACTGATGGCGAAGCACTAGGGCTAGCTGAAGGACTGCGACTCGGGCTTGCTGATGGCGAGACGCTCGGACTAGCCGAAGGGCTGATACTAGCCGACGGAGACAGCGAAGGACTGGCACTTGGCGAAGCGCTAGGACTCTGCGAAGGACTGATGCTAGCCGATGGGCTCAAACTGGGGCTGGTTGAAGGCGAAACGCTAGGACTACGACTCGGGGAGGCACTCGGACTCGCCGAAGGACTGATACTAGCGGAAGGACTTAAACTTGGGCTAACGGATGGTGAGGCACTCGGGCTAGCTGAAGAAGAGACACTAGGACTGCGACTGGGTGAAGCGCTAGGGCTCGCCGAGGGACTAACACTAGCTGATGGGCTAAGCGATGGTGAAGTACTAGGACTGAGCGATGGTGAAGTGCTAGGGCTAACAGAAGGCGAAATACTAGGGCTAACAGAAGGCGAAATACTAGGGCTAACAGAAGGACTAATACTAGCTGATGGGCTAAGTGATGGCGAAGCACTCGGACTCGCCGAAGGACTCGCCGAAGGACTTGCACTGGCTGACGGGCTCAACGAGGGGCTAATTGAGGGTGACGCACTAGGACTAGTTGAAGGACTAGCACTAGCCGAAGGACTCAAACTAGGGCTAGCTGATGGCGAAGCGCTAGGACTACGACTCGGAGAGGCACTCGGGCTAGCTGAAGGACTAGCACTAGCCGAAGGACTCAAACTAGGACTAGCAGATGGTGAAGTACTGGGGCTGAGACTAGCTGACGGAGAAAGCGAAGGACTAGCCGAAGGTGAAGTGCTCGGACTACGGCTGGGACTGGCCGAAGGCGAAGCACTCGGACTCGCCGAAGGAGAAACACTCGGGCTTGCACTGGCGGAAGGACTTAAACTAGGACTAACTGACGGAGATGTGCTCGGACTACGACTAGGACTAACCGAAGGTGAAGCACTCGGACTGACACTGGCCGAAGGACTAAGCGAAGGGCTAGCCGAAGGCGAAGCACTCGGACTCGCCGAAGGACTGACACTCGCGGAAGGACTGAGGCTCGGGCTAACAGAAGGACTGGCACTCGCCGAAGGACTCAATGACGGACTAACGGATGGCGATGCAGAAGGTGAGGCAGAAGGCGAAGCGCTATATCCCCAAATAGTCCATCCATGTAAGACCAAATACCTAGTATCACCATACCCGCCGATATCACCAAAACCGTGTAATATCAGTTCTGGGTAATCATTTATTGGTGGAACACTAGGACTAGCCGAAGGGGAAGCACTAGGACTGCGAGAGGGAGAAACACTAGGACTAGTAGATGGACTGACGCTGGGGCTAGCAGACGGTGAAAGACTAGGGCTAGCTGAAGGACTCGCAGAAGGAGATAAACTAGCTGATGGACTTAACGAAGCGCTGCCGCTGGGGCTTAGGCTAGGACTGCCAGGACTCGGACTAGCAGAAGGTGAAACACTAGCCGACGGACTTAGTGAAGGACTCGCAGATGGACTGACACTAGGGCTACGACTCGGTGAGACACTCGGGCTGGTGGAAGGTGATGCACTCGGACTAACTGAAGGACTAACGCTAGCAGAAGGACTTAATGAAGGACTAGCCGAAGGCGAAGTACTAGGACTAACAGAAGGTTTAGCACTCGGACTCGCAGACGGGCTGAGACTCGCCGACGGGCTGAGGCTCGGACTAGTGCTTGGTGACGCACTTGGGCTAACTGAAGGTGATATGCTGGCTGAAGGACTTAAACTCGGACTAGCACTTGGAGAAGTACTGGGGCTAGCAGAAGGTGATATGCTGGCTGAAGGACTTAGACTCGGGCTAGCACTTGGAGAAGTACTGGGGCTCGCCGAAGGACTCAAACTTGGCGATGTAGAAGGACTCAGACTAGGGCTAGCGGACGGTGAGGCACTAGGACTTACAGAAGGACTTAGACTAGGACTTGCAGAAGGGCTGGCACTAGGACTCAAACTAGCCGAAGGACTCAAACTGGGGCTAGTGCTAGGCGAAGTAGATGGTGAAGCACTAGGACTAACAGAAGGTGAAGCAGAAGGACTGATACTCGCCGAAGGACTCAAACTCGGGCTAGCACTGGGGCTAACCGATGGGCTTAATGAGGCACTCTCAGCGGCACTGGGGCTAGTACTGGGGCTGGCACTCGGACTAGCACTAGGACTGACACTAGGACTGGCAGAAGGTGAAATCGAAGGACTAATACTTGCCGAAGGACTTAAACTCGGGCTAGGACCACCGAAATCCCAGCCAGTATTCCCACCATTATCCTCGTTCGTCCCACCATAAGCCGTCTCGAGAGCATTAATATCCGGACCAGTGCCAGTCCGACTACTATTCGTCACCGAACAGTAAGTAGCAGTCGGTGTATCGGCGACAGTATTAACAAAATCGAGATCGTAAACTTCTAACAAATCCCCATTAACACCAGTTAATGTGAGATCTCCGTCATAATCAATCACGGCTCCCGATTGATCAGCACTCGCTCCGTCCCACAAACGGAAGCCTGTTGATTTGTCGAGTGTTACATTCCCAGCAACGGTAATGGTTTTACCGTTAAAATCGCAATCACCATCCGTACCAGTTAGTGAGTCAGTGGTAAAACCATCGGAGAATGTGACACGACCACCAGTATTGTTGATTACGACATCTTCAATAGTCCTGGCGTCAAAATCAACTGTCTGGTCACCCGAACCGGACAGGGTAATCGTACCACTGCCCTTCGACCACGTTAGGGTGCCGGTCCCTGTTTGGCTAATTGTCACATTTTTCTTGAAGACCCAATTCGGATTGTTAACAGCATTGCTTATGTTGAACGTTCCGGAATTGGTCTGGATTGTCACGTTGCAATCGAACGTTGCAGATACAGGCGTCCTGGTTCCTGACGACCCGTTGCTTTGCCATGTAAATTGCGTGCCGCTAAAGACACTACCATTTGTCCATGATCCCGGCGTATACCCGCCGCAGGTTGTTGTCGCAATCGACCACGTCCCGCCCGCATTATTAGAATACTGCGGGCCTGTAGCGTAGATGCTGCCAGACCCGGTCAGCGTCCCCCCGGCGTATACTGTCGCGTACGAGACAGACTGCGTGACATTGGCCGTGTAGGTTCCGTACACGTAGAGGTATTGGCCATAATATCCGGCGGATGATTCCGCGCTCGTAATGGACGCCCCCGCCTGAATTCGCAATCGGCCTGGACCTTTGTTATAGCCCGCCTTAAACGTATTCGACGCCCCCGTCATATACAGCGTCAGCGCGGCAGTTGAATCATTCCAGACGCCCACGGACAACCCGTGCGACGCCCAATTACCGCCGACATAAATCGAATTGCCGGTCCCCGAGTCAACAGCGGTGATGGCCCCAGTAAACGTCGCATCCCCAACAACATTGAATGTCGAGGACAAATCGCCCCAATCGATGGCGTAAGCCCCGGACCGGCAATAGAGTGAATCGGTAGTGAAACCGCCCGCAAACGTTACCGTTCCAGCGGACTTATTAATATCAAGATCTTCAATAACTAAATCGTTGAAATTAACGGTTTGATTGCTAGCCCCGGTCAGGTAGATCGTCCCGGTACCCTTGGTCCAATTGAAAGAACCGGTTCCGTTCTCACAGTTAACAGAACCGCGAATTTCAAGTGTCGGGTTGTTCGTCGAACAATCAACCGTGACGCCCTTTCCAGACGTCGCGGTCAAAGAAAAAGAACCGGTAAAGATATACGAACCAGCCTGGAACCTCGCTACCGCAGCGGCGGCATTCGTTTCAATCGCGAAAGTCCCACAGGCATACGTTCCCTGGCCTAAACCACTAAAAGTCCCGTCAATCGCAAGCTGCCAAGTCAGAGAACTAATGGTGACGGAACCGGACCCGCCGATTGTGAACGCCGTCGCCATGTCCTGGTAGTATCGCACCGACGACGACCCGGCGAGCGTACCGTTTACGGTAACGTTGGAGCGGAAATAGGTCGGCGTATCGACGGTTAGCGTGACCCCCACCGCGATAGTCACAGCCCCAAACCATTGTTGAGTTCCGGACGCTGCTAGAGTCGTGTTCCCATTAACCGTCAAACCATAAAAAAATCGTCCGGAAACACTTGTCAGGACCTTTTCCGACCCGTTCATCACGATGGTTGAATTACCCCGCGTGAACGTCGTCTGATCCTTGCAGTCGAAATTCCCGGAGGTCGTAATCGTTGATATACCGCAGTCGAATTCACCGACCCCATCGAGCGTAATATCACCAGAAACAGCGTGCGAATAACTAGAATCCGCTAAATCCAACTTCCCACTATAACCAGCCGCCACCGTCAACGACTTGCAACTAATCGCCACATTGCAAGTGCAGTTGCTCGTATCCCCGCCATCGAAATAGACATCATCGTCGATGGTCGGAACGTCAGCATTATCACCACCAAGTCCTCCACTTGTGGTGGCCCAATTATACTTGTTATTCCACAAACCATCAGCACTATCGTTGACCCAATAACGATTACCGGGTGGGGCGATAGAAGGTGAAGCAGAAGGAGAAGCAGAAGGACTAAGCGATGCACTCTCCGCTGCCGACGGACTAGCAGAAGGCGATAAACTAGGACTAGCAGAAGGACTAACAGAAGGCGAAGCACTAGGACTAACAGAAGGCGATACACTCGGGCTCGCACTAGGCGACGCACTCGGGCTTGGCACCGCCTGTCCAAGCAATGGTATTATCGACTTTTTAATCTGTGACGGATACGCATCCCTAACGCGAACACGCGGATAGGTAGCGGTCAAGCGATAGTATGATAACGGATAATTCATTAATTGCCACCGCGATTACAGCCGATATATGGTATATTTATTCACACCAATAATTCGCGGCGGCAAATGCAAAAATATTAGCGAATAGAAACGCGATTAGTAAAAATAGCAGTAGCAGCGGGGGGTCGCACCGTAAATGTAATACCACCCTGCACAGGCGACAAACAAGAACGATTCAAAACAGCCGACGAACGCTGAACTATCCCAACACCTTCATTACTACGCAATATTATCCCCTCAGGGAGTTCCGTATTATCTATCAAAGCTTCATAATATAACGCTTCCTCTTTACCAAATCTAAAGGCCGGTGCTGTAGTAATCTGGAAAAACGGCAAATAGCAACGATGTCGGAAACGATCATACTTTAACTGCTGCGCAATAGGCACACCAGTGGTCGCATTAGTATTATAATACGGAATATCATATACAGCACCATGCTCTGCTGCACCAGGAATTAGATAAAACGGCGCACCAACACAAACTATACCAGCTGGACAATTATTATTAGTATCAAAAGCAGCAGGAGTCAACGTCCGCCTATTAGTACCAACACAAGCACCCTTCACCAACGAATATTCAGGCATAACATTAGTATACCCAACCTCATTCATATCGATACCAGTAACCTCAATAACAACACCAGAACCAGTATTATTCATTATAGACCAAAACGCTAAACCAACCAAACGTGGATACTCTATTAAAGCCGGTTCAGCATCAGCTATATAACACTTACCAGTAGACAAAACACGAACACACACCCGCAAAGACCAAGATTTCGGAAACCCAAGTGTGTCCAAAATAAAAGCTATTCCTTCACCCTCACGACAAGTATACGATTCTACAGCACTATCTCTACCACGGAAATACAAATTAGCATAATCACTGCCATTAATCTTAGGGTCCATATAGGACGGATTCATCACGGCATAATTATTACCTAATGTTTCACCAAATGCCCGCACATCAGAACGATAACCCAACACAGAAGTCTCAGTAACACTATCCGGCGACGCCCTAAGTTCTATTTGGCTCGGTAGACTCGTCGACGTAGTATCATTGTTAGCAAAACTAATTGAATCCCCGCCAGACGATGCAGATATTCTAGATATTCTTATACGCCCAGGTTGTCCAGCTACATCAGATAAGCCAGATTGAGGAGCAAGCCATACACGCCTGATTTCTACAATGGTTCCATCAGTTGTGTTATTCATAACACCAATCAGGCCATCGTTCGGCGGCACACCGCGATTAAGCTGAACTTCACTCAATGTAAAAGTGCAATATGTCATGTTTAGCTAGCAGCGTCAGTAAATGTGATTTCCGTGTCCACCGTACCAACGGCACCAGAACCTGCGTTGTAAATATCCGTGCCTTGGGCCGATCGGCAAGTAATTGGTTCTAAATTCGAATCACCAGCCGTGGGCAAATACACTTGCGTATTGGGAACCATAATCTCCCAGTTGGCTTGTGTCACGCCGGTTGTCGTCGCTTCTTCAGTCAGCCACAGAAAACGGCGAAAAATATCAGAACCACCAACCGTACGATTATAGCCGCAAGTGGTATTGGCGTCTAACGAACTACTATTCGTATCGTGTTTGACAGGAGTAATAGCACTGCCGCCGGAAGCAGATGTAATACGTCGTATTTGGCAAGCTGTTAAAGCTGCCGTAACAGCACCCGTTTGGTTATTCCAGAAAGCATAGCGATAAGCTCTAATCACTCTGGCCGTACCAGTAGCATTAAAAACGTCCGTCATACTCTTAGTAGCTGCAAACGTAACCGCTGCACCAGTTGCTGTCCAAGTGGCTGCCATATATCCCTCTACATCTTATTTCTGGCGTAAGCGTCAAACAGGACCTTTTCGCCGTTTCCGACAAATACTTGTTCAATTTTGCATTCATCTAATGCTTTGATTGAGCGTTCGCAATCATCCTTCAGATCACCAGGCGGTAAAGAACGCCATCTCTGCACTTGAATTGGGCGTAAGAAATCTATTATATTTTTGGCCATCCGTGGATCAATCGCATGTGCTATTTGTACATGCCAGACCGTACCAGTCCAATAAACACGGGTGGCACCACTTGCTGTGATCATGATAAACCTCGTACAATATGTTGGATAAAATATATATCAGCCAACAACATTTTTGATCATGTAAATACCACTAACAATTCAACGAGGAAATATTTATGCGTGGCGTTTACACAGCGATCAGAGAAGCAAGCATCACCACTGCCGGAAATCTCATCGAACTAGAATGCGGCACCAAAAGCATTGAAATATTGCGAGCATGGGTACAAGCCCAAAGCCCCGATACCGTCGAACAAATGACTATCGCTATCAAACGTGTCACAGCCGCTGGCACCAGTGGAACCGGAATCACCGAAAGAAGCACCTCTGGCGACAGCACTTCCCCCACAGTTAACACCTATGCGGGTGATCGAGCCCCCACAGCCGCCAACGCCATCATACGCGAATCAGTGCCCAACGTTGGCGGTTTCGTGTATGCACCAACGCCAGAAGAACGCATAGAGTGCAACGGCACTAGCGACGGAATAGTATTAGCCTTAGATGAAAACTTGAGCACCGCCCATATATTGGACTGCGGTATTGTTTGGCGTGAAATAGGCTAAGTGATTATTTGATTATCGGCATCTACCAAGATTATAGGATGCCGCCACGAAAACGATCGATATAACAATGTTGGTTGGTCACCGACCACCATATCCCCAACATACAAACTGCCATCCGACTCATACAAGAAAGCAGTCTGTATAATCCATTGGTCGACTATGGGTATATTCCAGCCGACCAAATGAATCACTCGAATCTCCCCCCAGTAGACAAAGCTGTGCGGCGTCTATAAAAGAACTTCCATCCTGGTGATAACTCTTTGACAAAGACTATAGTATTATCTGAATCAATTAGCAAAAATTTTCGCAGACCATTTCGCGGGATATCTTCGCTTGATAATGTTTTCTCTTCTTGATATTGATCGATTATTTCGCCGTTCTCCATTACGGCTGCCCATCTCAACTTCTCTTGATACATGATCACTTAAGTTTCGTCGTAGAGCCAAGTAAATGTCTCTTGTCCTGTGACCCCAGCAGAAGCTGTAGGGCCTACCGTCAATTGATATACCACATAATCACCAAAATCAGTATTCGCTGTGGTGCACGTACCTGTCACAGTCAATGGAGATCCACTCGTTTTAGTCTCAAAGGCCGCTCCTCCACTCATCGCGTCGCCGGTCACACCTTGCGTCCCGGTAGCCTGCGTATAGGTGCTGGCCGTCTTTACATTGCAACCCACACCAGTCCCAAAGCTATTTGAACCGTCGCTATACCAACGAAGATTGCTGATAGTACCTGTGGGGCCAGTCGCTCCTGTGGCGAGGCGCGTACTCACCCAATAGCTATAATTAGTACCGCTTGGTGGGATTTTGATTGGGTCGGTGCTGCTAGAGGCAGTCGATTGATGGGCGTCAACAGCGTTAGCCACCGTGTTAGCGCTAGTGATAACGGTACCGGACATTGATCCGGATGCACCGGTCCATCGTTTAATATTCACAGTGGCGGCCATACGATATCTCCAATGATATCTTTGCCACCTAAACAATGATTATCGTTGCCAAATAAAACATAATTTTGGTTTACTTGGCATTTTAATATAGCCAAAATATTCAGCAAAATCAGCCTCAAGCATTTTGGCAGCACGAGCACGCTGATATAAAGTGCGTTTATGTATGCAAATTCCATCACTGTCTAAATAGTGATAATCACCTGGCACTTCATGGTGAAATTGCCAATTACAAGCCTTATACACAGCACCTGTGTGGCCCATGGTGGTGTCAGCATAAGAAATTACCATTTGACAGGGTAGTTGTTGCACCACTCTACTCAGAAACCAAGATAATAAATTCTTTTTACGATATAATGGGTGTACACATAGACGCGATAACTCACGTATTGATTGGTCCGTCATATCGAATTGGGCAGCGGTGTTTTGGCGTAATGGTGGGCTGAATACTGCTACTGCTATTAGTTTATCATTCAACCAAACGCCATAACAAATTCCTCCGCGACCTTTACCTAAATAATGATAGAGATCAAGAAATATCTTGGTTTGAGCATACGTAACACGATCAATAGATAAATCTGATAACGAATAATCGTGTGTGGGAATAGTAACACCAATTAACTTGCATAATTTAGCCGCGACATCGGTACTAGCCAAGTCATGATCCCATACATATACCAATTCATGATCTGGTAAGAACTTGTTAATCTGTATGGCCTTGGACCGATCTTTACTAGCAATGCTTGGATGTAAATGTAGATAACCGTTCACTTCTATTATCAATGTCTTCTGGCCCGGTCGTGGTATGATACAATCTAAAGGTCGATAGTGTTGCAATAATTTGGTTTCCGCACTTTCTGGGATATAAGAAACACCAATTTCATCCAATAGTTTATATAATTTCATTTGTAATTTAGACTTCGGTGGCGAATAAACCAGACATTTATTGCGATAGATTTCATCCAACCATTTCTTGTTGATGGCTGCTGCGTTATCACGGAGTTTCACACCGAGCGCGACCATAGTGTCATGAACTGCCGTATATGACCAGCCTATTTCTTCTGCAATTTCATTAATAGACCGACTTGTATATTGTGTATCTAGCCAATGTTTGTCGGCCCATTGTTCTCGTGGTAAAAGATTATAGCGGACAACATGGCTTACAGAACGCCCCTTGGCTGCGGTCCGTGCAACGATACCGTGTTTCTTCATTTTGGCCTGGATAGTGCAATATGCTACATTGAAATGTTTGGCTATATCAGCTATACTCCAGCCTTGAGAGTATAGATCAATTATTTCGTTTATCGGTATATCGATTTTTTGTGTGACTTCGGCTACCGATCTACTAGTAATACCAAACGAGCGAGCGGCAAATCGTATGGCGTTAGCTGTTTTTCCGACAATAGCACCAATTGCTGGATATGATAATTTCTGGACAATATAATGTTCGTGCAACCATTCTTTAGTACGCCAGTTTTGTATCATGATCAACCTGTAGAACGAAATTAATATATACGAAAAACGGCGATCGGCAACCGATCGCCGTTTCATTCGTTGGTGTTTATAACGACTTACAGGGCTTGAGCGTTGGCGTGCAAATCGCCAGTCAAGCCAGCTGCGGTGTTCGTGATAAACTTGTCGTGGCCAATTTGGAATGCGAAATCGACATCGGCCAAACCAGCCTGAGCTGTCGCGAACGTGACCGGAGCCTTGAGGCCAATCACAATCGGGAAGCCGCGAGTCGCATTGTGACGAGCTTCGCCCATGTACGGGCTGAAGTCCGCAACAGTGGTGTCACGTGCTTTCACCTCGACCAAAATCTCTTCCGCAGGAATGCTCATGACCAGCGGACGAAGCCTTTTGATCAAGGCTGCCACCGACTCATGCCGATGCGCTTCTCGGAATGCCCGAATGTTCCGGTAAACCAGAATATCGGTGTTTAAAGGTTGTGCAGCCATCGTAAATCCTCGCCCTTAAAAGTTTCAATCACTATCCGTCTAAACGGACATTACAAATTATTTTTGACGAAGGATGGCTGTCTTGCAATCTCACTCGCAACAATTAACTTGGCCACACCGGCGTGCCTTGATGCGAGCAATCAAATTACGGATCGGAGTGCGACGACAAACTTCCGCACAAGGATCACAAGCCGGTTCACACTTCGGCTCGGCAGGTGCCTCACATTTTGGCTCGCACGGCTTTTCACATGCCCGCCTACACCGCACTTTGCAACGCGGCTCGCACTTCGGTTCACACGCCGGTTCACAGGCGGACTTCTCGCCACATCCTTCACAACGATTCGTCACCTTGGCCAACACACTGTGAACCACTTTCGCCGGTGCGGCCAATACCTGGCATACACCACCTTTGCAAGACGTGCATTGAGCATCAGCAATATTCGTGAAACACAACATACACACCGCAACCAATACCAAACAAAAATTCTTCATCGCTATACCTCCAAAAACAGAACCACTAAGATATCTGTCCTAGGGCTCGCATATCAGCATCCACCATCTCTACAACGAGATCTCTAAATGTGGTCTTCGGTTCCCACCCTAGGACACGCTTGGCCTTACTAGCGTCCGCACACAGCGTCTCCACATCTGCCGGACGGCAAAATTTAGGATCGATTCTCACAAATTCCCGATAATCTAAACCAGCTCGACCAAAAGCCGCCTGGACAAACTCTAAAATACTATGTGACACACCGGTGCCAATAACATAATCTCCAGGCTCATCCTGCTGCAGCATCAACCACATAGCCTCAACATAATCCTTAGCGTGCCCCCAGTCACGTTGAGCCGCCAAATTACCAAGATATAAATCATGTAAACAACCAGCTTTGATCTTCGCAACACCATGCGAAATCTTGCGTGTGACAAATTCTAATCCGCGACGGGGACTTTCATGATTAAACAATATACCAGAAGCACAAAACATCCCATAACTCTCGCGATAATTCTGCGAGATATAGTGGCCATATGCCTTTGCCACTCCGTACGGGCTGCGGGGATGAAAAGGAGTTGTCTCTTTTTGGGGGGTCTCCACCACTCTCCCAAACATCTCCGATGACGATGCCTGATAAAAACGAATCCTATCGTTGACTGATCGAATCGCCTCCAATATTCGTGTCACACCCACAGCCGTCACGTCGGCAGTTGCGACCGGAATATCCCAACTAGCATGCACGAAAGATTGAGCAGCTAAATTATACACTTCGCTGGGACGCACTTCTTCGATGATACGTCGTAATCCAGCTTGATCTGTTATGTCTGCTACATGCAAAGTAATTTTATGCTTGAGATGATCAATCCGTGCGGTATTGGGAACGCTCGCCCTTCGGAGTAGTCCGTGTACTTCGTAACCCTTCGATAATAACAATTCAGCCAGATATGATCCATCTTGGCCGGTACATCCCGATATTAGTGCTCTTCGCGTCATTTGCATTGTCGCCTATGCGACCCCCATTTATATAAATACTGCACACTGATGACCACGTTATTGCGCATCCATTCTAACAAGCGAGGTGCTGATTTTCCTCTGACTCTGATTCTATTGGTCGATGGCGTAACAGAAGTGTCAAAACCTAATAGATGAAATTTGTAACGAAGACATTCAATAGATTCCCTATCATATACATCTGTGCAAAAACAAAGTCCGTAGTCTACTTGATACCCATCGCCCACAAACCACCAATAACAAGATAGAGGTGTAAGTCGCATATCTACAGGCACACGCTTGATCTTGTTTACGTACCAACGATCGTGTTGAGGTTTCAAATCACGATAGTAGGATGATTTAAAATGCCAGTGATCATGCTTGGAACACCATAGATTACTAAAGTGTAATTGTGGAAAAACAACCGCAATGTCACATAATGTTTCGCGAAATTTGCACCCATAAGTCAATCGGGCAGAAATGGGAGAAGAATCAAGGTGCCCGTCCGCCAAAAGCATCCCATCTAGAATCTCAAATTGCGTGGCAGTTAGTTCACAAATCTTTCGTTGCCAGATATCACATTCTGTATAAGGACGTGTTGCTATAGAAAATTTCTTAAAATGTTGTTCAATCGTTGTTCTGTGGACACCAAGCCGCAAAGATATTTGTCGTTGCGATAATTCATGGTCCCAATATAATTGATGCAACAAATCGCTATATGCGGCTTCATCCAACCCCAATTTCTCAGAAACTGACGCCATATTTTATTTCTGGCCAGTTATACCTGTAATCAACGCACGGTTCTGCATAGTGCTAATCTCCTCGGATATTTAGCCGCCGTGCTCTGTACGGCGTACTAATAATTACTCTACGAGAATGCTGGATGGCATAGGCTATCTTTTAATTCATAGCAGCCATCAAAGAATTGATAACACTCTCGGACCTTCCTACTGGCCTCGACAAACTCTGGACCACCAGCACATGCAATTGATATCTCGGCTGTGGCGACCACCAGAGCATCAGAAAATTTCACCGATTCCCATTTCATAAGATGGCAACGGCGTGCAACGAGATATTCTTTGATAGGGGCATCTTCGATATAGAGAATATCCCCAGGGGCCGGATCAACGATAAACTCCATTCCATGGATAGTGAAACCAACCCCATTTACCACTTCTGAGCCACACACCACGCTAATATCTAAGCGTAATTGGAAAAGCCGCTTGGTCACAGGTTAACCCTGTAGAACAATACCCAAATCGGTAATTGTAAGTTCCCCGTCGAGCAATTTCTTCAAAGCTTCGACGGAAATAATCCGTACACCCAAACTCTCCGCCTTCATGGTCTTATTGGATGTGCTGGTGGCATCTTTCTGGACCAATAGATGTAGACCTTTGGAAATACCACTTTTGACGGTTCCACCCTGTGCCTCGAATTCATCGATATAAGCACGAGTGCCAGTCCAGCAGCAGGATACACCAACCAACGGCTTTCCGGGCTCTTCCTTGGCTTCTCCTGCGATTTCCGTGGTTGCGGGCTCCGAAGACTCGCCATCAATCGTAACGCCTTTCCGAACCATCTCTTGAATCATCGGACGGTATTCATCAATACCAGCCCGAATTGCGTCACGAATCGTATCACCCAGACCAGGAATCTGAATGGTAGCCAGTTTATTGTCGTCCAACCAATCTTCTAAACGATCCAACTGCCCGTTCGCCTCTTTCCGCAGTAGTTGTACCCGACGACGACCAAGCAAATCGATACCCAGTGAGCCAAGGAAAGTGTGTAAAGCCAATTTTTTCTTTCCTTGGATATTCTTCACAATCTCGGTCGCTCGAGAAGTGCCAATTCGAACTCCACCATCCAACACAACGTCTTGAATCTGTTCGACAGTTAGCGTATACAAATCAGACGGATCGTTGATGATACCGTTATCCCACAACGCCTTCAAAATCGTATCACCGATCCCCAGAATACCCACGCCCTTCTTGGAGCCACCCACCCAATGCGAAATTTTAGCAAATTTGGCTGCCGAACAATTACGTGGGTTCGCACAATATGTCACAGCACCCTTTTTGCCGCGATAGTTGCGAGTGGTCGGTTCGCCACATGATGGGCAACGAGAAGGTTCCGCGATCGGTTGCCGTGAGGAACCTTTCGACACCAATCGAATCACTTTCGGGATGATATCACCAGCCAGCACTACTTCTACTTCGTCTCCGACCGCAATCCCCAATCTCTCGATTTCATCCCAATTATTCAAAAGGGCATGTGTGACGTTCACACCACCGATCCGCACTTCCTCGAATACAGCGGTGGGGATAATCGATCCGGTGTGCCCAACAGTCAGCAAAACTTCCTTGATGACAGTCGTGTTGGATTTATGTGGGAATTTGATAGCTCTGGCGTATTTTGGTCGTAATCGCGTTTTGATATCATCAGTGACAAAAATCTTTTGATCGTAGATCCGATTCAAACAGACGACTACACCATCGATCTCGAAAGGGAGATCATCGCGACCGTTGGCTACACTATTGTAGAAGTCGTTCAATTCATCGACAGTGCTGCATAATTTGTGTGGCACAGGTTTGAAGCCGAGGTCTTTGAGAGTATCAAATTTCGCTTGCTCAGTGTCGAATTCTAATCCCTCGTGACCATCCCAAAATTCGACATTGAATACGATGAAGTGAATCTTGTCACAATCCATACCGTCGTCACGCCCCAGAATACCATTGCCGACATTACGTGGATTGCTGATAGCTTTCGTGTCGATTTGGTCAAATGGGATACCATGTTCACGTTCACAAATGATCTGAAAATCTGATTTATATAAGATGGCTTCGCCACGTACACTCATACTCACTGGTTTGGGGAGCATTGTCGGCAAACCGTGAAAACTAGCCGCGTTGGCGGTAATGTTTTCGCCAACTTCTCCGTTTCCACGGGTAGCCACGCGCGTCAGGACACCATTAACATAGTCGGCCAGAATGGAGCCTCCATCGACTTTCAGAGACGCCATAATTGGGACTGTATAATGCTTTCGCTGTTCCACCAAGGTGTTGGCAACAACTTGTTCTTGAACCGATTGATACCACGGTAAGAACCCCAAAATGCCATCATCAGTGTTGTCGAGAGAACCCATAGGGATAGCGTGCTTGACTTTGGTGCGGAGTTCGGTTTCGCTATACGGCGAACCAACTCTGGCGATGCGGGGGTCGTCCGGGGCCAATTCTTTGAGAGCCGGACGCAACAAGTCATATTCGGCATCTGTCAGGATGGGCTGGACACCGGGGCGATAGTAGGCGATATCAGCTTTATCGATCAGTTGGCGCAGTTCATCGACACTTAGCGATTCGATAGTATTAGCAAACCCATCGGGGTTTTTGCGGGCTGTCTTGATAATATCAGCGGCGGATTTGAGCATTGGTGATCTCCTTTGGAACAGTTATTGCCAGTTTTTAAATACTTTGCAATAGAATGTTACAAAAGGAGTCGTTCCGTTAAATCCATATACAGAAAGAGCGGGATTAGATCCCGCTCTTTCTGCTGGCCACCAGTGGAGTTTGCATCCACGCCCTCCAAGCTTCCGCCTGACGCTCTGGACTACCCCCATTGGGTAATACCCAATGGTTGGCTCCTTTCGGCTGAGCTATGGTGGGCCGAGACTCAATAAAGAGTCTCAACACTTCCATATTTAGACAACCGGCTCTTCCGGCGGAGCTGGCGGCTCTTCCGGCGGAGCCGGATCTTCAGTCGTGAACTCAGACGTCACAACCACGCCCAGCACACCAGGCACTGCCGGAGCGATCGTATCGACGAGCACCACCGACAACGTGCTAGCCGTCTCGGAACGATTGCCAGCGTTATCGACGTACACGTACGAAACATTCACGGTCGCGCCTTCTTCACCAGCCAAATCGACGACTTCCGTCTGTTCTTTGGTAGTGGCTACGACGGCGGCCTCACCGGCACCAACTTGAACCGTCAATTCGCCACTGACGATATCATTGGGCTCGGGCGGCAATGTCGGGAGCACAATCTTGAAACCAAGCATGTTCGCCATTTCTGACTCTCCTGTAATAACTAGTTTTACCGGTTTTGGGTCTTGTGGTTTGAAGAAACGTTTCAAGGTCGAATTGATAGTATTCAACGACTCTATCAGCATCACAAGATGCGCATCTCGTGATGCCGCTGATCCGTCGATAGCGGTCACAACTTCTTCCCGAAGTTGGTTGATTGCTTCCGGAATCGGCAAAATAATCTCTTTTGCCAAATCTATCCGCAATTTCTCTACCGCAACCGACGTAGATTCGCTCAACTCACCAATGATTGTGTTGAGTTGCTCTCTCAATCGATCTATCGCACTAGCTTCGCCAAACATACTTTTATCTACTAAACATTGGGTTGGATGCGAACAGATGCTTTTGCAGCAGACACCTTCTTCATTTCTTCGCAGACGATGCCTTTATCCATCAATTTCTGCTTCAATTCTGGCATCTCACCGAGTTTAGCATGGTCCACAACCAAGACCTCTTTGGCTATGCCTATGCTTATTAATCTTTGCCTTAACTCTGGGGATTTGAGAAGCTTTTCTTCAACGATGCTAACGATCGGCTCTACCGAACCCGCACGAGGCTCCGTAACGTCAATCTTTCCCAAACCATCTACAACAATATTTAATTTCTTTCCGCCCGCCAATTGCCGCAATTCATCTTTTTTCTTCTCCAATTGCTCCGTAATACGGCTACATTCGATATGTAGTTCTAACGCTTTGCGGGCCACTTCGATTTGAAGGTCTGTCATATTCATCCCGTACGTATAGTATGAAGATTATTACAGAAACAAGACGAGTAACCAGTTGCTTTTTGCGGGCCGTCCCGCCGCAAATACAACATTTTGACGCCTATATGTACGCGATAGTCCAACGAAAGCCAGATAAGATAGTCCCAGAAGTAGAATTCGGAACAGAAGCTAGAATAGACCCATGTATCCTAGACTGGGACAACAAAGTGATTCACATGTATATGCCAACTGATTTCAACGACGGCATATCATCATTCGACGATCTAGACCCACAATTCTTCGAATCAATCGAAGTAGCATTCATATCGCTCATGCAGAGTTGTGTCTAGACATAATTTTATAAAATTTCAACGGACGCGGTCCATATAGGCTCTGCTCACCTGGGCCAGACACACCTGACGATGCAAAATGCCAAAAAGCAGTCGTCAAAACCGGTTCAGAATACATCGCAAGATATAACGCGATCAATCTTTCAAACATATGCGGCGTCCAAAAGCCTATATCACGCAACCGCAATCTACTAGCGATATGAAACAACTTTTGACCAAGAATGTCGAATAAACCACGAGAACAGGCAAATTGATGGGAGTAAATTAGCTTCGGCTGTACACTCATGGCAAAATCATAAATATCTGGATCATATTTCTTAATATAATCCCACACATGGATCTTATTGTCGAAAGCATGCCGATAGAACGGATCGTGTTCCGGCGTACACATCGCGTCTGATGGCACTAACCATTCCGCCCACATACTACGAAAACGAATCGGAGCCGTAATACCGACAGATTTACCCTCCGCTGCTAAATCAATAATCCGCGTCCAGGTATCAACACAATCCATATGCAATTCAATATCGGAATGCATCACCACAACATGATCATCCTCAATCAATTGATCAGCATGTTCCCATACAGTCAAAATCACCGAAGTCTCAAACAGACACGAATTCCATGAAGCATAAGTTGGGAAGAAATCATTCGCTTCGAATAAATCAGCCCCTTCCGCCTTAGTGGTGCCACAGGCTATACGGACAGGACGGATACGATCATCGAACATATCGTTCGTCAACAAAACAGCAGATTGTGGATGATATAGAATAATTGCTCGCATCACTCCACACTCCGATCCTTATCAGTGGACAATCGTGCCTCTTTAATTCCCATCGACTTAATTGTTATCTGCGTACCATCTTGGGCCTCTAAGGACGATGGGATATAACTAGTCAAGCCATCTTTAGCCCAATGCATATGAGTACCAAGAAATTCTGGGAAACTCTTACACCATTTAGCATGCAACAATCGCATGAAATACCAATAACGAGATTCACCCAGCATACTCGCTGAATAACGACCAAAATGAATTATCGGTAGATCTGCCGCATATACGTTGTAACCGGCGAAACGAGCCTGTAAACAAATATCTGAACCGTAAAAATGAAAACCATTAAAATGCGGATCAAATCGCAAATTAGCAGATTTATTCAACACAAACACGCATTCGTCTACACAATGCACACGTGTTAAAGGCTTGATTCCATCCCAATATGGTGGCACTTCTAAATCATCGTCGTTCCAAACAGTACCAACAGCTACAGTATCCCGATATAGTGCCCCACCCCACTTACCAATATCAGCTCTGGAAAAATCTAGAGATATCCCAGCAGCACCGATAATCGCCCATTTCTCCGCCTGTTCAATATACCTGGCTAGTCGCTCAAACCAGCCGTCAAGCAACATAACATCTTGGTGGGCAAGAATAACATTGTTGGATCTCGATACATTCAAACCAACGTTCAAGGCTAGACTAGCAGAATATAAATTGGTGTTATTGATAATTGGTATTATCTCAACATTCAAATTACCTCTTTGGGTGTACACAGACTTCAACAAGCATTGATCGAATATCTCTGGTTTAGAGATACAACACACTACTGAAAAATCAACCATCGGCAAAATTAGTGTAAAGGGAGACTTCACATGGCGACAACCACCATCACAAACACGTCCAATCAAATAATTCCGATTCTTGTGGGATCGACTACCTTAGCCAAAGCGGACCCCGCTTCTGATCTCACGGCATTACTAGCCGAACAAACATCTATCGCGCCTGGTGCCCAACTTACGATTGAGACTTCGCGGGTAGACCTGGGGCAATTGGAACAATTGCGTCGCAAGAGACTGATTACGTTTACGAATTTTTAGATTCAAATAAAACGAATCTGTCATCTAAATATCTACGTAGTATCGGTAAAACCTGCTTCGGTCGTAAATGCCCATTTTGGCATCCAACCATAGGTACACCTACCGGCTTTATATAGACTTCTCTCCCTAGAATGTCGATCAACGTAGACAGCTGAAGGGCAGAACGACGAATCAAATCCAAACAAGCGTCATTCTTCCATGAGAGCCACGGCTGTTCTGCAAGCGGTTTAGTAGGGAATAAGAACAATCTTCCTTCTGCATATGGTCTAACAGCCATATCCGCACCATATTTCTGGCAGAACTTACCATACCACACGGGTAAATTTGGATATTTTTCAGCCGCTGCCTTAGCAATCCCGGCACCCATCGGGTTAGAACCATCTTTCTTCCAACCGATATTAGTGGTTATAACAATCCAACCACCTTCGGCATGATGATCCCAAATATTTCCGATTCGTTCTAACATAAGAATTTATCCAGATCAATAAAATTATGAGTATAGAATCTGCTAAGCACTGTCTTCTCAGCATCTAAAATCCGTTTCAACAACTCGGGTGTATACTTTGCCCAATATCCAGAAGTCCTACCATCTAAAACGGATTCATTAACGCGAGGGGTGGCTCTAAATTTACGCTCATCAAAACGCACACCTATCGTTTTCAAAATGCCCACAGCATCATCTACTAATGTCTCAATACGCCCCACATAATCGATTTGATGTGGCGTATTATCAATATACAAACCATAGATATAATTCAACCAACCAGTTGGTTGGAAGAGCAACACTCGTTGTAAAAAATCGTGGAAATCGTTCGATGCACAATTGAAATCAAAAGGGTGGTCCATATGCCACCCATGCTGCACGCGGAAGGCCCATCGTGATTGATACCAAGTCAGCGGATGGCGAACAAACGTGAAGATGAACTTATCATCATAAAATCTGGGTGGCATAAAATCCGAGATAAGTGGAAAATGATTATGCTGCTCACCAATCTCTGTATATCTGATCCCACTGGCTTGCATAGCATGGCGGAACCACGTCCCGCCGGTTTTTGGAATGTGCAGATAAACTGCATTATCGTTTATTAACAACGCCATGATTAGTCAAAGCATCACATAAATGTCTAGCGATAGTCGCACAAATATCTTCCCCAGGTGCTTGGCCAGTTACTGTGATCTCATTAAACCATCGACCATTAACATATCCAAGATGCACAGCACAAACAGCGTTTAGCTTATTATAAAATAACTCATAGACATCGTCGAATTCAGTCATCTAACATATCCTGTGCTTGTTCTGCAAAACCCAGCACAGACAACAGGCCACGCATCCGATGATGATAGGTGTGGTTATTCAACACTTGTTGCCGCTGTTGCTCCGCCAATTGAATCCGTTCCGCTTCATTACGAATATAATACAAGCATTTCTCGAGATAATCATTCTGATCTCTCGCCACCACCACACCAGGAATAATAGCATCCAATCTTGGTACCGGATCATGCACGATCAAACAACCGCACAGAGAAACCTTGAACGCTCGCTCTGGAATATCTATACCATATCGTTGAGTGTGCTGTTCAGAGATACACGGTCCAATCTTCCCAGTGTTGAAAAAGTTGGTAACTTGGTCTTCGGGCAACACCCCAGAGCAGACGTTGTTGGGCCAATCGCCCCAACCATGTAATTGGTAGGAACAGGCTTTGAGTACCGGGAATAAAAACTTGTCGATGGTTAAAGCTTTGTAAGTCCAACGTCCACCAAGATATACTATATCCAAAGGACGTTGCGTGCGATCTACTCGATATTGATAGATCACTTTGTCGGCGGCTGTGGGCATAGGTACCCACGGGATTCCAGCTTTCTCTGTCCAATAGCTCCACAATAACCTATCAGATTCGAATCCATAACCAAAGACAGCATCTGGTTTTTTATCCAACGTCCATTGAATATTGGCTTCTGATTCGTTGATACCATCTATTTTGACCGGCCCCCACGGATTAACATGGATGGCAATTTTCGCTCTTCGCGGCTTAGGGATAGGTTGCTTATGACCAGAGCAACCAATGTATACGTCTGGGTCGAAATCTTGCCATGAAGATAGCTGGCCATCCCATCGTTGGACAACATGCCCCCTATCGTGTAGGCAATTAATCCAACTGTCGCTAATATAACCAAAAGCTCCACCAGGACGATGACATATTAGAATTTTCATATTAGTTGCCAACATCGAGTGGTTCTGGGATTTCGTTACCAGCCGCGATCAGCTTCAAATGCTCTGGTCTAGCAAAAACTTCATACGTGAAACCAGTATCAACCACAAACATGCCCTGGTCTCTTCTGATGATCCGCCCAGTAATGCCTTTGTCTTTGCAGAAGACCCCGGCAATATGATCAACGCCATCGCTAAAGGCAACAATATCGCCAATTCCGATTTCATTCAGGTCCATTTTTGTAACTCCTCTTGCCACCCCATCTCCGCGAGCCTCTGGCGTTGTAATTCGATACGATCGGGGAGACTCAATTTACTTAATTTGCTTTCTCGCTCTTTGTTTTGTTTATGGTGGGCGTTCCAGTGAGATACACGATCATGCCACAGATGCAAAAAATCAAATTTTCTATTCTCTACCCATTTGCAACCGCTAGCCAATCTGGCGTAGAAATCACAATCTTCGCAATTATGAGAATATATACCCTGAACACAATACGATTTATCATTTTCCACTTCAAAATTGTATATTAGCCCATCGTAGTGCCTTATATCAATTTTGAAAATTTGACCAAATGATGAGTGCCCACACGAATTAGAGCCAACAAAATCGGGTTTTGGATAGACACTCGTTATAAGATGTTCAAATTCTCGATTTACAGTGAGGTCATACGACCATTGCTGGCTATTCTTGAAACTACCACCTTTACGGCGACCAAACGAATGTGCTATACCCAATCGTCGCATAGCAGCAGAAATGATGAACGCTAGGTTGTAACTGCTAGAATGATAAACAATTCGTTTCTCCGAGTTAAATTGATGACCACCATCGCCATCAACTATACCACCCAATAAATATCCAACGGCTTCGTCCGTAAGACCATTAAGATAAGCTGTTGATAAAATCTTATTCTTAGCTTTGTGTTTTCCAGCATTAGCGAATATGAATTTAGCTAAGAACGAATTAGAAACAACCACATGACGGCAAGTATTCTTGATATAGTCATAATTAACACTAATATCTGGATTGAGATTGTAGATTATATCGGCAATATGTTTGGCTAAAAACTCTTCACCTTCATGTAGAAAGAAATACGTAGTTCGCAACTTTTGTGGATGTTGAATGACACCTTCCGCTAGATACATCCCCATCAGATATGCTAAATTATTTTGATTATCGTTTATGTCGAATTTATTTTGAGATCTATCTCCACTGGCTAAATCAGTAAACTGCACGCTTGGTGATAAATCAGGGAAGATATCGGTCTGCCCCAATACATCACCCAACCTGAGTTCGTTAGCCTTAACCCACGAATAAGCCCCATCGCAGGCTTGAACTAAAAACGGATGCTCTGGCGTTACGCCGCGTATCGGCAACCGCCCTGGTATGAAGATATCAAGAACAATACCAGAATATTCTCTAATTCTCTGGATTTGTTTCTGGTATACACCAGCGTGTGTTAATAATCGATCAGAAACCAGGACCGATTCAATATTTATATAACCTCTTTGGGTCGCAACTAAATTACCCGGCGCAAAGCAGCCGTACCCCCAGAAATCTTCGCAGAACCCACCCACACGCCAGAAAGCGGAGCGATGGCAAGCTAGTGATCCACCCTCGAAATAACCAACAATGCGATCACAATTAATGTTCTTATCTACTGTCCCAGTACCACAAATTGCAGTTGTTGAATGTTGATCGGCATACAGGACAGTTTTACCCATATGGCAACCCTCATATTCAGCCAGCGTAGAGGCTATATTACTGGTGTAATCACCTTGTACCAACATATCGGCATCATGTAACACTAGAATATCGCATATCGCTTGAGAAGCACCATGATTGAAGGCTCTCGACTTGTTAAATAAATCTGTTTTGTTATTAGGGACCAGATAATAATAAATCGGTTTCATTTGCTCGATGTCGATCTTCGTATTATTATCCTGTTCCACCAGCATAATATGGACAACCGGATATTGTTGAGCACGAACATTGTTGACGACAGTCCGAATACAATCCTCTCTACCGATATTTCTAAATGGAACAATATAAGTTACTTCTGGTAACTTGGAAGCATCAGTTGGTCCACACCTGGCAGCGGTCCTTCTCTGGAACACACCACGGGCATTCCGTAAGTGTTCACTTTTGTTTTCAACTATCGAACTATCCGGGTGCAATCTAAAATATTCGTCAGAACCAGCTACATCCCAAAATCCTGCTTCTTGCAAGCCAAGTTCCCATGCCCGCTGGCTCCAATCGACATGTTCCATCCCATATAAACCAAAGCTCTCATCAAAATAACCACAAGTACTCAACATATCTCTATCGAACGCTAGAACAGCCCCATGCGGACGTTCTTGCACAACCAGCAAATTCGTGTTGTTGACGATCCGTGGCGAGCCTCTATCAGCACCGTACACACCAGATTGTCGATACATAAAATGATGGAAACCGGTCTTATTTATAGCATCCACATAGAAATATTCCCATCCTGGTTGTAATACCTCTACGTCGTCATTTAGCATAAGGCCATATTTGAAACGAGACAGGCACCGAATGAGTCTGTTATGATTTCCGGCCACTCCCAGACGTTTATCATTGTCTAGAATGACAAACCCGCCTTGTTGCCGTAAATGATATAAGTATTGTCGTAATTTTACATCTGAACTACCATCATCGCTGATAAACACGGTGGTTTTATGCAGATTCGTATTGGATGCAATAGAATCTACCAGCCTTTTAAGGCAATCGTGTCGATTGTATGATAGGATTCCTACGCCGATATTGTTACTGATAGGGATGGTGCTGCGATCCAGATTCGCTCGCAAGATTTCATTTGCATCGGCGTTGATCTTTTTCCCAACAATTCGCGATTCTGATACTGGTCGTGGTGGTTGATTTTGATTTTGGCGTACTTTGACTATCTTTTTAGCCTTGGATACGTCTGTCGTCAATTTACTCTGTCCGACTGGTACCGCTGGTTTGGGTAACGTTTGTTGTGTTTGCTTTGGTTTTGTGAGTTGCAATTTACTGCGTATTTGGCGACTTGGTACTTGTTTAGCAGATCTAGGGGTTGTCTGTGTTTGGGCTTGTTTAGCCGCCTTTACTTCATTAATTCTTCGCAGGTATCCACGCGTTCGATATTTATCATAGTACTCGTCGAGGATCACTCTCTGACCAGCTTTTACACGAATTTGCTCGTTATTAGGACCCACCAAATGCACTGAATATGAATTTGGGTTGATATATTCAGGCATGATTATCTCACAAGTTCTGCGTATAATGGTTGATAATGTCCAGCAGATTCAAACAATCTGAATCTGCTTGGCTTAAAAATCAAATCTCCAACGTACGTACCCCTACCTTTCAAGATGAATTCCATGGCCCGCTCGTCTAATATCTCTGTTTTAACAATTTGTTGGCTCGGATAAATTTTGCCAAAGATATCGTTCACCATACCTGGGGAAGCCATTTTATTCAACGATATTTGTACATCTACTAGCACGAGTTCCGCATCGACAACCGCAAAAAAGAATTGTGCTTGTTCTATTTTTATCAGACGCATAGTTTCGTAAAACAACATCACGTCTTGCGTGACAAATTTGTTGGCAAGTCGTGTTAATTCTGTCGGCTCAGTTGCAACGACATCAATCTTATTACCCTTCCAATCACCACAGATCACGACGACTTGGTCGTTCTTAGGCTGTCTATAAATAAGCACAGATAAACCATCATGGCCGTAATGCTTGATTATATAACAGAAAATATTTTCGATACTTGGCGTAGTAGCCAATGGTAGGAGAGTTGGATATTTTAATAGTTCTGGTAAGGGATTAGATGTACCAGATAACTGCGTTTTGGGTTTGGTCGTGGTGCTGAATCGCGTATTTGCCATTTGGTGCTCGTTTTATGTCAGATAATTTTATTCTGACAGTTTCTTTTTCGTAATCGGAATCTGGCATGGTGAAAAGCAAAAACGGTAGTCCAGCCATTATGATATACAACTCGTCTGTCGTCTTATCATAATTGACAATCAGGCCGTGCCAAGTGGAAAACCATCTGGACCATACAAAGTAGTCACCGTAATTTGGCTTGTACTCATTCCGTGATCGATACTGCGCCAAAGGCGGCATAGCTGTCTGGTTGTTAACCCTCGACTCTGGTAAGTTTGTGCTCATAAATATTATATCTGTAGACAAAACCATCGTTTAATTGCCAACAGATGTATATACCATCCCTGTACCCACCAAGCCACTGCAGTATCAATGGGTCTACCCAAGTCTTTCCCAAACTACCAGTACCGACGGCAGCTGGCTTCATTAATTTGCCATTCACCTCGATGGCTGCAGTATCGGATAAGCGGTTTTCTGACTCCAATCGATTCTTGATAATATCCAACCCTTCTATAAGCATATCTCTTTTGCTTTTAGAACGGGTTGGGGCAGAGACTTGGAAACGTTGTTCCGCACCAGTTGTTTCGTCCTGTGCGGATACTATTGCTCCAACCGATACTTCTTGTTGGCGGGGGTTTCGAGCTGGATCTAGTTGCGATACCAACCGTTTGATATCTTCTAGATTACGCACTTCCACCGGATTCAAAATGCTCGGTTGTAACCTCTGTTGTTGCCTCGCCAACGCTTTGTCCAATTGTTCCATCACAATCCTCCGTAACTCGTAATAATATATCTAATGAATTGACCCGTCCACGCTTCATCAATTCATATATAACATGCATCCAATTAGATAATCTATGCAACACAAAAACAAACACCAACCAATTTATAAAGTACTCTTGAATGATGATTGGTGCGAAAGCACTATAGAAAGCGGCAACCCACACGCTAGCACAATAACCACAATTCCACAGATTATCGATGAAAACTCGTACCGCCTGAACAATCCCAGTAGGAGGCGGTCGATCTATAGGGTATGTCCATTCACGCCATTTTGTTTGTAGGGGACTTACTAGTTTAGAAGAAGTTATTATTTCAGTGGTGGCTTCAACGGCAATGATTAACAGTAATATTGTCAGTATCGTCAGAATCATTGTAGAATGTGTCGACAATTAGCATTAGAACATTGGTTTCGTTCTCGGTTAGCAATATTTACCAACATTGTCGGATAGCCGCATTTAGGGCACGTCTGACGTGGAACTACATATTGTCTATTGACTTCTAGTTTTTGAGTACGCCCGCCAGAACGAGGAACACGTTGCACAACTGTTTTTTTAGCAGTTGGTTTAGTTGCAACGGATTGCTTACGAATATTGCGCGGGCTACCACCACAACAACCCATGGTTACACCCTATTATCATTGTTGGCTGGCCTGGTGGCAATACTTTGGCCAAACAATTTCCGTTTGGCTGCAATAGTTACGCCACTTGGCCTAGTTATTTTAGGGCTGCCGGAGTTATGCTTCAGAACCCGCAATGGGCCATTACTTTTGGAGCAACCACCACAACCCATAATAAATCCCTACATTAGATTTGTATAAATATTGATTCCGGATCGACGAATTCCTCAAAATCACGCCACCGGCAAAACACAACTGGTTGCAGATCTAAGGCGACCATAACTTTGTTGCGTTTTGATTTCGACACATTATGTTCAACCTTCCCCAACCAAGCATAAGCGTCGAAATGAATGTGTGGAAACCATACTTCTGATTTTTTACGTCTATCCGGAATAGGCGGAATTGATAGAATATCTCGTGGTTGCAATATATTTTGTTGAAATAATTCGAATGGTACTGCCACCCAATCCCAATTCGGGTGTGGTTTAAAGAATACCATAGGATAACGTTGAATATCAGTCTTCTCAGTCAATAGTTTAGCGTCATAAGAGGCTTGATGCCACCATTCGGTAAATCGGGCACCAGCTGGATTGAGCATGAGACCATCAATACTAAAGTCTTTGCCCTTTTTCGCTTCGATGGCGAAGATAATATCGCCCTCTACCGGTATAACATCAGCTACGCCTTCGACTACTCGCACATCGTCTCCGCGACCTTCTACTCGACGACGACGAAATTGTTTACCGGACCAGTCGGTGAGTAGTTTGGCTACTCGGCGCTCATGGCACTTAGCGGTGTGGACGTTGGATTTGCCTACTTTAGAAAATTTTTCTCTTTGTTCGCTCGTCAGTTCCATTGTCCAGCAACTCGATCATGAGTTCCAAGGTAGATATAATATCCGATTTAGCACCTTGGTCGGCAAGAAAATCGGATAGATGGTACGCCCGCTGTAAGACATTGTCTATAGTCATTTCTCGGCCACGTCGATGGCTAAGTATCATCACCCTTTTGACGAGTAATGCCTTTATATTTACCATACAATTCGCTATGCGAATCCGCCAGCCGCAGTTCTCTTATAGGTGATGATGGTGTTTTGATCCATGTAATTGAGAACAAAATCGTCGGCGGCTTCCAACTCTAGATATTGTTTGACGGCGGGATTATTGGCTGTGTGAGGGAGAGCAGCGTCAGCCAATACTCGGTGTTCGTGGGAACCTGACAGGTGGGATGAGATAGCGGTCGCGGAATCATCCTTGGAAACAACTGTTCCAACCGCATTGACTTTCAAGAATGCTACCCGAGCAACATGTATACTAATCGCCATGGAAATTCTCCCTGATTATATTTTTGACTACTGTAGATTTATGAACGGAGTAATCAGATCAGTAAATTCACTTTGTAATCCGACCACCTTATATTTATTGATTAGCTGAACGATCTCAACCTTATCAAATTTGACTTCCCTAGCCATCACTTTATGAATATATAATCTATTCGAAAATACTCGCGGACAGAGTGATAAGTCAATGAGCAAGAGATTCCTCTGAAACACTTTCCGACCATTAGTATCAAAGAATCGATATAGCGTAGGTAGATCGGCTAACAATGCAGAACTCTTCACCGGGCCAATACCATAATATCCACTGATAGAGTCTGCTTTATCACCGATTAATGCTTTTTGTAAAACAGGATTATATTCTGGTATCGGTACCTCTTCTTGTTTCTTCGGGTCGTAGACCCTGGAACTCGAAAATGTAAATGGAATTTGGATCATATCAGAATCGGTAGACACAATTACCGATGGCTGTGGATGTAAATTCACAGTAGCAGCATAAATCAAATCATCTGCTTCCATCTGCTGCCGCTCATATTGGCGGACATTCATTACTTTGAAGAAAGCTTTGGCAACTTGCGTGGTTCGTGCTAAATCTTCAGAGATATCCTCAACATATGTGCTAGTAGAGCGGTCTTTATATCCCTCCAACAGCATTCGCCGCCAAACGGTAGAGCGAGGTGCGTCCCAGAAGACGTGAACAGAGCTAGGACGATATTTATTCATCCAGTTGGTTAATTGCCGTAAAAACACCACAAAATAGTGGTATTTTACCTGATGGCGGCGATCAGCTTTGACCGCATAGATAGCACGATACAATGCGTTTCGTGCGTCGATGAGTAGTGCAGGTTGAGACATATAAAATATGGCGGAGAGAACACACCAGCATCAATCCCATAAGGATCAACACGGGGAGTCTCTCCGCCTCGCCAGTCATTCTTTAATCGTCGTCTTCGAGTTGGTTCAACAATGCGTCAATTTCCGATGAATTGACTGACTTGTTGTCATCATCATCGTCATCACCAAACGGGGCGTCAAAATCTTCGCTTTCCGAAACTGGTTTCTTATCCGGAATTTCATCGTCTGCTAAGCCATCGTCTTCCAGCTCCAAATCTGGTTCTGGCTTCTTGGTGGCCTTCTTCTGCTCGGGTTTCGGCTCCGATTTGGCCTTCGGCTCTGACTTCGTTGTCGGCTTGGATTCTTTCTTAGACTCACTGACCGGCTTATCAGCCGTCTCGTCGTCGTCAAATCCACCATTGCGATCGTCGTCGTCATCACCATCCAACATGGTTCGATACACCCGTTGGACTTTCTCCATATCGGGAACTTCAATCTTTTCCCATAAGTTGTGACGTGCCTTCAACAACTTCTCGATCTGGGCAGTATTGGGCTCTCCGCGCTTACCAATCATCGGAATCGGATTGCCATCGGGCGTGACGAACTTGCTCGTCTTGTAGCTGTTCTGCTTTCCTTGCTTCAGCACTTCCAATTGGAACAAGAACGCTGCATTCTCATCAAAGAAAACACCATGAGCCTGAGGCTCTTGGTCGTCACCTTTATCGTCCCGAAGCAGAGCGGCAGTCCATTGGTCGAAGCATGTCTTGGGGGCGTTATAGAATTTCACACACCCACGTAATTCTTCGGGATTGCCTTCCCACTTCGGGAAGAAAATATTGACCATATAATAGGTCGTCGGCATCCACGTCTTCACAATAAACCGACGTTTTTCGTCGTTCTTCTCGTCGCGAAGCAGATCGAAACCAGCGCTGCAAATAGGACAATCACTATTATCCCAAGCACGTGGACACGGTGTTGGGCGATTATTAACCCAATGGTTAGCGTGCTGGACAAAAAATTGGTCCATGGACTTTTTGACAACACCGGTCTTGAGTTCGTCGCCTTCCATTAGCGGTGGCAAAACAAAAAATCGATACTTGATCGGGTCTGTCGCCGACTTGGCACTGTCTGGATGGAATTGATCCGGGTCGGTGAACTTCCCGCCCATCGACTGCTTCAGTCTCTTCCGAATTGATTCAACATCGTATGTCATAAACAAACTCCCAAACTATGAAACACCACTAATTAACTCTTGTCCTGCTCTTGACGCTTGAAACCGGCAAGAGATCGGGACAACTCAGCCTTCATTTTCAAAGCTTCCAACATGTGAAACAACTTACCAGCCTTCATTTGGAATTCTGCTAATTTCCGATCTGCCTGCACCAGCAAAGCATCAGCTTCCACTAATTGTTTAACTTGTTCCGCCGTAAACTTAACCTTATCGGCTTGCGCTTGCCGCTGAACGGCTTTTATTGCTTCGGCGCGGCGAACCTTCACAGCCCGTTCGGCCACCGCCACCATATTACGCGCTTCTGAGTAGACGGCAGCCCAAAATGCATATTTCGCCGGTAGAGTCTGGACTTCCTCTTCTAATAAATCATAATCCAAATCCAAATCTGGTAAGATATCTACCAGTATAACCCGATTCTTATATGTAGATGGATCAATAGCCTGTAATTTGACAGTGAATCTAAAAACGGTAGATTCAACCAATTCTTGCGGTATATTATCAGAGATCCAAGCCGGTAAGACAGAATTTTCAGGTATTTTGTTCATTTACTGGTCGCCATTTGCTCGGATCGAATTCTCGACTTTTATTTAATACACTATCATTTGCTTTTTCTAACATGATATTATCTGATGGCCGTAACATCGTCCACGACTTTGTGTCGAACGACTTTTCCAGGCGTTGCGAAGTTATTGCTTTATCAACTTGCTGTCGCGTCTTCAATATTTCCTTGATCCGGGATATTTGCACCTTCCGTTGCTTCTTCAATTCCCGCTTTCTGCGTCGTGCAGTCTTCTTCGGTGAGTTTTTGGACACAACGAGTAACTCCGCTTTCTCTATACGTACGACACAATTTCCATTTCTTCCATTTACGCCCCATGCTTACGTTAACAGGAAATACAGGATCATCATCTAAAACGCCTGTAAATGGTCGTAGCATGATTTCAGCAACGGTATTTATCACATAATCTACGTGTATCGGATTAGGAGCACACGACACAACCAAAGAATCATGAATTTCAGTAACGAGCTTGGCACCCAATTTTTCCCAAATTTTTCGGATTACTAATTGCATGGCATGTGCAACAGATCCTTGCATTGCACCATTAAGTGCCGCCAAATTATTCTTGGCTTGCATTGGCCTGAATTTTCGACCAAGAACTGTCTCCAAAAACCCACCATCATTCAGCGTTTTGCGACAACCACGAATCCACCGACCAAGCTTAGGATAAATATCAGTCAACGGTTCACTTTGGCAGTCCATAGAATTAATAGATTTCAACAAAAATCGCTTGCATTCTTCTCGAGTCATCGTGGAAGAAGCATTAGCATTTATTTCGTGCATCATCTGCGTATATGGATCTGATGACGTAAATGTGTCTGTCAGTTTTTGATCACCGGATAACAAAGCGGCAGCTCGAATATCCGCACAGATCCAATCGAAATGTAATAAAATATAACTATCTTTACAACTTGCTGGCCATATATACACCTGATCAGCTAACCCTTGTATGTTGAATTTGGTCGTTTTACTACGGCCAGAATAGGTATGTTGTGAATAAATCGGCTCCACATGCTGATAATTGAACACCAAGCCGGTTCGTTCCAGATCTTCATATACGACAGCGGCATTCGCAAGAATCTTTTGGTACTCACGCGGTGTCTGTTTGGTCATCTTCTCTAAAATCCGCCGCAATATCATCTCATCTCTATCAGCAAAGCCCGTAGAATCGAAGACAGGAAAATGCAAGTCATATACGGAATATGGTTGCTGTAAGAGCGGCAAATCAAGAGCTTTGAGTTGAGCCTTGAAATCAGACGTTACAATCGGAATATTGCGATCATTGGCTCTAATAATAATATCTTGGACGTATTTGATAGATCCTAAAATATCAGCCAAAAGTTTGCCAGCACCTGGGCGATATAATTCTTTAATTACTATTTCGGAACCTATTTGTATACCAACACAAGACGGTTTGTGCGTCCTCTTATCCAATAATGTGTAGAGATATATCGCTCGCATCTATCATGCCTCGGCCCGCCTAATACACTGAAACATGACAGGGACGCGAGTGAATTCATTCAGGCTTGGAACGTGTAACCTTCTCCACGGCCTTTTGTATTTCTTTGGTATTTTGCACAAAATGTTTTTTAGGTGCAGACCCATGCCTGCCAGCCCGTCTAAGCTTAGATTTCATATCATCTACCTCGCCGGGTACCCGATATTTAGCATATGGGTCGTCTTCGGTTAGATGGAACATATTCATATCCCGGCGTGCACCATCTCTATCAGCCCAACCGTAGCCTTTGATGAAACTGACTACGTCCGATCCGTAAACAGTTATAGCACAATCGTGACTATTGCAACGCGGACATTTGGCGGCTTCTGCTAATTCGTCGGGGGTGGGCTCCATACTATGCGAGGTTTCGAACAACACATGTTGTTCGAATTGCTCTTGCGTAATATCATCGCCGAATTGCTTGCGTGCCTTTTTCTCGCACTTATTGCAGATATAATTATACCTCGGCATATTCGAACTCGACTTTGCGTGGCAGTTTGCAAATGATATTACGTTCTGACACGATGATAACACGCTTGCCGACATAAGGCGGACTGTCGGATTCTAAGACGGCAATGATATTTTTCTCACCGAATAATACCACATCGCCTACAGCAACAGAAAGTGGCAGCCGTCCTCCTGCTCCATCACTTACACCTGGGCCAACACCAACCACGATTCCTTCGTTCTTGTATTTAGAAGCGTCTGGAATAGCAATGTTCGATTTGGTAGTGGTTTGGAGAATAGCCACAAAATCGTTTAGACACTGAATGACGCGGATTTGTACTGGCCCTGTATCTTCGCTGCCTGCATCTAATAACACAGAAGGGGCCTTCATTTCAGCAATCTGCTTGTCTGCTTCTGACAACTTGGCGGTTTTGGGTATAGCCATGATTATCCTTTTCTACAAATGGGGAGATGCGACTATTTACTTGCTGTTATCGCTTCATCCGCACTAGGTTGATGGTCTTTTAGAAATGTGACTTTGGTTTTACGTTTTGGGATGGTTGGTGTGTTGGGGATTTTGATTTTCATGGCCGAACCATCTGGCTCGATTAGAAAACCTGTCCTTTGCATTGTTTCGGCGATCGTATCAGATACTTCGACATCAATAACAATGCGGAGTTTCATATCTCCTCCCGAACCACCATAGTGTTATAATTTATTGTACATTCAACACGTTCTGCACGTGGACCATTTCTGTTCTTAGCTATATACATCGTGATTCGTGGTGGTTCAGCACAACGTTGTGATTTGCTTTGGTTGAGACTAATAACATAATCCAGAGCGAACTGTTTACCAAAGCTCTCTGCAACCTTGTTCATATCCGCCAGTTCTTCTCCACTAGAACCAGACCTGTTCGTCTGCGTGGCTGTAAAAAGAAGAACATTTTCATTTTTTGCTAAACCACGTAGCTCTGCAGCTATATGTTTTTGTCGAATATAATCATCCTTATTATACGCATTATTGCGACTAATCATCAAATCCATATAATCAATAATAATCACATCCGGCTTGAACGAATGGACTCTATATAGATTATCCAATAATGCATAGATATCAGACACACTGCATTCTTCGGGAGCCCACTCATAGATAGCAAATCGCTTGTTATACGTCTTCTGCATCTTGCTAATGATGCGGCGTACAAAATCTTGATGCTCGACAATATTATTCATAGGGATGTCAGTAGCAGTACCCAGACATCGCATAGCAGTTTTAAGTGTGTCTAGTTCAAAGGTAATCAACAAAACATTTTGTCCAGGCGTTCCATCCGGACCAATGCCCTGTAGCGACGAAATAGCGTTATTACATAGTAAGATCGATTTACCCACATTCGTCCCGGCTAGCCAACACACCACCTCTTTCGGCGATGGACCACCGTTATTCAACATCCTGTCTAATTTAGCAAAACCAGTAGTCCGATGCTCCATAATGTCTGGTTCAAAAAGGACTTCATAATTTTCGAAGAACCAGAAGCCTTTCTGCCCCACATCGGCGATACGATTGGCCTGCTTGACCAGATCTTCAAGATGTTCGTAATCTCCACGAGTATATGCTTCTTGTGCCTCCTCGCTATATATCAATCCATATGCTCGATCTTTAGCCCATCTGAGCATGGTATCCTTGACCAGCGGGATTTCTCGCGGATTTGATGGGCGTTCCACCAAAGCAATGACTGGTTCATAAGGATCGTCCTCTGTAAAAGAGTGATATAAGCGATCCTTGAGCATGGGGCGAGTAGGAACCACCCCATATTTCTCATAGCTATTGAGAATTTCCGCCATCACCCATTGGCACTCCAACCGGTTGAACATGGTTGGTTTCATGAACCGACCAACGCCGGTGAAAAATTCTGGGTGATCTAAAGCGAGAGAGACTATCGCTTCTTCTTCATATGGGCCAAATGGGCGGTGTGGTTGATCATCGTCTTCGGCAAGTTTTGCAAGAGTGTCAGTAGCCATTATTCAGTAGTATCCGGACACAAACCGGCTCTTTGTAATTGTATGCGTTCTAATGCACGTTGGGCATTAGCCTCTGCTAACGTTAAGGCATCACAATGTGTGACAAATTCGTCTTCCGTGAAATACAGCGTCTTGGCATGAACAGCAGTTATACGGTCACCGTAATAGGCGACACCAGTCGGTTGAGCACGTCCAGCCCTAATAGTATACATCCACTTGGAGCCGTTGTGAGTGATGCCGCTAATCACTACCGCCTCCAAGAAACCCATCGCAGCGGATTCCTTGAGATAAACAACAGCACCTATATCGTATTTAGGAGCGTTCATTTATTCTTCGTCCAATTCTTCTAATATATCGTCGACACCCCTGGAAGCGTCTTCGACTCTCGCAGCATTACAGTGAAAAACGCTACTATAGGTTTGTTGCTCAATCTGACTATAGATTTCAGGATTTTCTCGCAAAAAATTCGCGACATTGGTCGCACCATTTCCGAGAGACACATCCCCGAAACGATAAAAACTACCTTTCTTAGATAATATCTTAAGTTCTTCGGCAACTATCGTCATCGCAGAAATAGGATCAATACCGAAAACAGGACGAGCAGACTTACCGAAACAAATATCATATTCACCAATCGCGAAAGGTGCAGCAGCCTTGTTCTTAACCATTTTGATCTTGGTGTTGATGCCTATGGAATCATCATTGTGCTTAATGACGCCAGTACGCGATACTTCTGCCCGGACTGTCGCGTAATATTTCAGAGCACGCCCACCAGGAGTCACTTCTGGATTCCCAAAAACGACGCCAACTTTCTCGCGTACCTGATTGATGAAAACCACCGTCGCCCCGGCGTGAGAAGCCACCCCCTTCAGTTTCCGCAAACCTTGACTCATCATTCTGGCCTGAGCACCCACATGATGATCGCCGACTTCCCCCTCCAATTCAGCCTTCGGCACAAGGGCGGCTACCGAATCAACGATGATCAAATCCACTTGGTTGGATCTGAGGAATGCTTCCACAATATTCAAAGCATCTTCACCGCTATCCGGTTGTGATATGATTAATTCTTCCATATCGACACCATTTTTACTCGCCCACTCAGGGTCAAGAGCATGCTCAGCATCTACGAATGCCGCCACTCCATAGCGATCTTTTTTGGTGAAAAAGTGCTTTTGGCAAGCAGCTATGAATCGCAATGTCGTAGTGGTTTTACCGCTGCTCTCTGCTCCATATAATTCCATTATTCTACCGAGTGGGACTCCACCACACCCGAAGGCTCTATCAATGGTGATGATCCCAGTAGGGAAGGCGTCTACGTCAATAATGGCATGCCGACCCTTAATGACGGCACCGGCCCCAAATTTGGTGTCCATATAATCTAGCAGATCTTTGATATTATTTGGTACATCAGCTTTCACTTTTTCCGGTTTCTTTGCCACGTGATAACCTCCCTAACCGACCTAGTATACGTGAAATGTCGTAACTAGCTATTCTTAACACATCCGAGATTGGTGTTTTGATAACAACATTATTCTTTACCAACAACAATTCTTCGCCGACGACAGCAGCCACCGACCAAATGCCCTGCGGGGATATTTGTGTGCCAGGTGGTGCTGATAAATACTTGATATTCTTAGTAGATAATAATCGAACTTGATCGAACCGAGATATTTTAATTTGTTTGTCCATTCGCTCAAATTTAATTTAAGAAATAATCGGAGGATTATTATGCCACTCGATAAAAAAGAACAGTTACTGCTCGAGGCAATCAATAGCATGCTCGGGCAAGACGCCATGTTAGGATTGTCCATCCATAAGGATGATACTCAACAATCAGCCGAACGTGGCTACGAATATCTACATAATCAAATCGATGAAATGTTCGCTTTGCGAGCATCTGATCTAGTGCATGCTGATGGTATATGCCAAGCATTCCGCAAAGTACACAGTTACAAATATCTGGATGACCCGTCCTTCAAGACCGCCATGGAAAAAGAAATGGTGGCTCAAGGAATACCAAAGGAAGAGCGGGGAAAAGCCACCGGTTGGATACCGACCATCATTCAAGAACTCAAAGAAGAACAGAAAGAGTGGTCGGAAAAAGACTTCGGCTTCCACCCAGAGTTAGATGAAATTAAAGAGATGAGCCAGCCAGAACAACCTCTGGACTTCAAAATAGAAGAAGTCGAAGGCTGGCCGACTGAAGCTAATGTCGAATGGGATAAAGGCAATGCCAGCCCCAGCCGAACCCCCAGCGAAGACGAAAACACTAAAAACCGACAAGTATGAAACTGCGACAAATCAGCGAAAATCTGATGATGCAGCAGCTCAGGACCGCCCTAGCATCCAACGGTCCATACTTCATGCGACCGAATCTGCAAACCACCTTCAACTATACCCCAAGTACTGGTCATGATGCCAGTGCTAGTACAGCCGGTGCTACCCTAATGCCTACCGGGATTCCTAAGAAACAACGGCATAGGCAATATTTGGGGTTGGAACGACGTTCCGGGGCTATTCGATTATAATCTGCTAATTTTCTTCGCTATAATATATTCTGAAATAAAAGTGCCCCGACCTTTTTATCACATAAGGCCGGGGCGGTTGGACTAGTGATAATCACCAGTCGTCCACTATTTCCGTTTAAGCCAAGCTTTAGTTTATCGCCACATCGTCGTTCTTTTAGACCACCCCGCCTTATAAGTTCTGCCCACAAGAGGCGGGGGCCGGAATTGCACTGGCATTTACGTGGTTATTGAACTTGGCCCTTGATTGGACGACTGACCATCCAGGTTGTCAACTTGGAGTGATAGCCTAAGTCTCATTTAGGGTTGCCTCTGCCACTTGGGCTACCCCGCCATAATTGAAAGTGGCGGGGGCAGGAGTCGAACCTGCACTTTTTCCTATTTAAGCTTGAAATTAAGATTAAGCTTGCACTCTTTTGTTAACTATCGTGTCCCAGGAGACAAGATGTAGTCGAAAATCGCATCTCCAAAAGTATTTACTAGCACCGCTTCAATCGAATTAGCCTCTTCGCGGGCTATCTTCACGCTATCTCGTAATTTTTCAAGACGAGCCAACAATTCCCGCTTTTCTTGCCAAGGAAGTGCTGCACTGAACTTGATAACCTTCCATCGGCCAATCACCACGTCTTCGTGGTACATTTCAGTTTGAGCCGGGTGTTGCTCAGTTGCCTCGTACTTCACATGTGTTCGAGGAATCTTCTTAGTCTTGTTGGTTTCAGTCGGTTCGGACTTGTAGCAAGCCACGTTCGCGTCATAGACCCACGTCTCTTGCGGCTCCAGAATCGGAAGCGCACTTAAAGCCGTATGCAAATCGGTCAATTGTTTCTCCAAGAACAGAAGATGCGTCACCGGCACCTCCGTTAAAATAGCACGCCCATCGACCTTCACATCGGCTTTCGCGACGGCATTGGTCTTGTCTTGAGTCGCCACCAAATCCAACACATTCACCAATACTTCCCTAATTTCCGCCAAGCAACCTTGGGCAGTCTGCTGAACGTTTTGCCGCTCGTCCGGGAAAGTCTCGCCCTCTTCATCCAACGGCTGATATCGCTTGGTGAGACCATAGAACAACACTGGCTTTTGGAACCGATGGTAAATGTCAGTGAGAGCCTTGACAGCGGCAGTCTTCTTGCCAGTCAGTAGAGCAGTGATTTGACATAACTTAGGCATGATATCCTCCGATTTGTTAGATTAACCGTATCTTAGACACAAGAATCAAATAGTAAGTTCGTATTATGAAATACATGGAAAATTAGAAATGATTATTTATTAATACAATGAAATTTCTGTTCTATAATTTCGTCTATCCACATTTTGTTATTCAAACTATCGATCAAATCTTTTGCCCGACTCATCTCCTCGGTAGTCAACTCACGAATAGGCATAGCCAGCAAATCATCCACCATAATACGGGCACGTCCCTGGCCACGGCAGTGCGACCATAGATATTCATGACAATAATTGTCAAAGTTTATCAGATACCAAATCGTTACCAACCAATGTGTATCATCGGCTTTGATAATATAATTCTCATTTGTACATCCGGCATCGTGATATTTTTCGGGAATTACACCACAAGCGGGCGTTTGCTTCCCAGACAATAACCGACTCATCAATAAACAATTGGCTTTAAGTGCTCTAGTCTTGGATTTCGCTTTCGGCTTTAAATGCGTTTCTTTGACATATCGATATTTGCGATCAACAGTAGGATTGCGGTCGTTTTCACCACTCCACTTAGCCGTAACCAATTGAGCTACATCTCGCAATCGTTGAGATTGAACACTCTCATATTTCCAATACCCCCATAACCAATTCCCAGATTCTGTAGTAGAGTATGGGAAATCATGATCGCTATCCGGATGGTTCGGCCATTGTTTAGACCGCCAACGCTGCACGATCGTGGATAAATCACAATTGTTATAATTCACGTCTTCTAGACTAGAGTCGAAAGGACCGGCATTCTCATCGACAATATTATAACTGGTTGCAGAATATCCAATATTTTGTACCTTCTCATATCTGGTGAAAGTGGGTACACCTTTCCGAAAGAACAACAAGAATGTTGGAAATGTGGTCCCAGCAAAATGTTCAAAAGCAGCCGCTGGTAATTCTACAACTAATTCCAAAGCAGCTTTCTTAGCCAATATCGCTCGTTCGCGGGTATATTTATGATTAGTAACAATACCTTTATCAACTACAGTGGCGAATAGACCGCCGTCTTCCAATTGATTGATACACTTCTCGATAAACAATAATTGTGATAATTCACTGGATTTCTCTCTACCAACATCATAACCCAACAACAGACGTTGCCCGTTTTTACTCCTGGTGGCCGCAGTTACTTTATGTCCAAAAGGAACATTGGTATAAATCCGATCCATTTTGCAGTGCCATACGTCGTCCAGTGAATTATGGACAGCAATATTTATACCAATAAGATTCTGTAATGTGGTATGATGTTTATAAGTCACGAATGCTCGTTTGGCTACTCTGACGATTTTTTCGCCGTCGGCATCGTAATAGTAAAATTTATCTGGTTCAATCTGCGGCAGCATATCTGCCGCCATGATGACAAATCCACCACTCCCACCGCATGGATCACAAATTTTGGTGTCTACGGTTGGAGGGTATATCTCGCACATAAACCGCTTGATAGCATATGGGGTAAAATATTGGCCATCCTCTTTGCGTAGACTACGTTCAGTCCATAGATTATTAATGATATGCCAAATGCCGGGGTCGGCAGAAACTTGTGCCTGCCCGATCATTTCAATTGTGTTTAGATAATTATATGGCTCGGCTACCATAGACTCAGGTAAGCCACCCATGTCTACGCTCGTCATGGAGTGATAATCTTCGCGAGCATCATCATAAATATTTATATAATTATCAGCAGTGAATTGTAGACCACGATCTTCTGCGAAGAATTTCGCAAACAACAATTTCTGCAATGTTTCGTCAATATGCGCAAAAGACTGACCACGCCAAAAGCCCTGACGTAGATCTTTCAGCCATTGAGCTGTATCGACAATGGGTGCCCCCGCAACTGATTGGTCTACCACTGCTGACTCCTAAAGAATCGATATAATCCCGCTACCACTACACTTAGGGCATGATTGCGTATTTTTGCCCATTTTTACGGCCCCATCCCCACGACATATAGGACAGGTGGCGGTGCTATTTTGGTACCCAGATCGTGCGAAGTCCGGAGCTTGGTCTTGCATAGAGCTTTGGGCCATCTTTTTGAAACGCTCTTGCAACTTTCTATCGTCTTCGGCTTTAGAAATATTGATCCGCGTTGTACCAGTGCCATCTACTCGCTGCTGTGGCAAAGCCAATGGTTGGCCTTCGCGGCCTTCCACAATACCCATCTTCACTTTTCCTTTGAGGGCATTTTCAGGCAATTTGGCTCTAACATCAGACGTGTCATAACTAGAATACGATTGGACACTACCAGATATAGTATTACCACCAACGCTGGTGATATTCCGTTGTCTGTCTACAAATTCTGTCGATACAAATCCGTCTTCCATCTCTATGGCCGGTTGCGGTTTTGGGACTTGCTGCTCGACCGCTTCTGGGATTAGATCTGCATCTGGCGATCTTTCTATACCGCCCCATCGTGATGTGCTCTCTGGAGTCGTCGTTTCGGCAATCAATAGACCACCGCTTGTCTCGGATACATTTAGACCCAACGCCTTGGCCTGCTCTAATAATTGTTTAATCTTATCTTGCTTTTCCAAGAACGCAGCCTTAGCAGTTTTGACGCTTGCGTCCTCTGCGTGCTCATCACAAATATCAACTGTGTGCTTACTACCATTATCCAGCGTGATGGTCAACGATGTGTTTAAATTTTTAGAACTACCGCAGTAGATACATTGCGACATTCAACTACCCTCCAGAAAGTATACCAATGACAAAAGTATCTATCATTGAAATCGATCTTGGATTTAATATTAGTGATTTGATCAACGAAGACGTGGTGGGGCTAGTAGGGGAAGCCCAGAAAGAATTAGAAACCGCCATAGCCGTTGCTAAAAAAGCAGCGGCATTAAAAGACCAAAAGAAACAAGAAGTTAAAGCAGCCGACGATAAAGTCAACAATGTCATGATGGAGGCTTATAAGGCACTGGAAGAAGCCGGTGAACAAGGCGTTTCTATCGATAACATCGGCGTCATTGTCCTCACCGCCATACCAAATATATCTGCATTCACTCTACGCATGAAGAAAATACTGCGAGACAAAGGAAATCCATACGCCATTGTCCGCAAAAGGATTGGTGGTGAACCGTGCTACGTATTCATCCCATTCAACAAGTCTGATCAGGAAGAGTCGGAAGAGTCTTAGCCCTAATAGCTTTTATTAAACCACACATCACTCGGATCTGTTCGTTGAATGCATCCCTGCGATTACTGTCGCGAAAATTGAGCGGTGATGGGTGATATATAGCAAAGACAGATACGTCGAACTTCACACTTTTGGTGATTTTCTTCAAAGACGTGCTGTAATCAGCATCGGGGCATAGCTGATTGAATGCAACCGCACCCAAAGTAATGATTAATTTTGGCTTCATTAAGCCAATTTCCATCCGCAAAAACGGCTCGCATCTATCCATATGCCGCTGTGTCGGCTTTTGATTGTCTTGGGTATAACAACGGACAGTATTGGAAATATAAAACCAATCCCTATCAACGCCATGCTTGGCGATCTCTTCATTAAAATTGGCCCCAGCCGCCCCTACAAATGGCTCTCGCTTCTCCAACTCGTTCCAACCCGGATTTTGACCTACTATGAAAAACGGCGATGGATTCTTATTGCTGAGCACATGTGGGTCACGCACAGAACCATTTCTCTCTGCACCCTTCAAACCCAATTCACACATCGAACAAGCCGTACAAGTGCTTGATAATTGTCGCAACATTCGCAGATGTCGTTCGCGGACAGTCTCTTTCCCTTCAACGTCAATAATACTAATAAAATCTGGCACAAATACCTCCGACGGAGCGGTGCTCACAAAATTGAACCAATCGAATGACTCTAGAGCCGACGGATGGGAATCAACGTCGGGAATATCAACATGCTTTAGACGATCTTTAAATACTTGATATTTCGACTGCGTCATGGCAAAACGGTCTTCATAGGAGCTGGCTTGAATTCACGTTGAGCGTATTTTAGTAGTCTTAGTATGCAACTCCCTACGTCCATACACCAATCCCATTGAGCATAACTACCAACGCAATAAACACCAATCCGTTCCACGTTATCTAATTTGGGGCAAGAACCCATAGGAATAGCATGTTCTATCGAGGTTCCATCAATAATATCAAATCTAGGCAAGAAACCCATGAAATAGATACCAGGATTCGGTATTTCTTCATGGCAATAGACCAGGTATCTATTACTTGCTACGTTTGTCGCTTTGAAAAATGAAAAGACACCATCAACAACAAGTAATTGATTATATCCCTCGAAATTCAACACATCTGTCTCGATGTGCAGATAATGGGCTGTTTTGGATGGCAAAGAAACATTGACACCCATTAGTTTACAAAGAGAATCTAATGGGATAGTACTAACAGCATTGTCGAAGTCTTCACGCTTACCATCACGCACAAAGAAATGATCGCCTATAGCCGTCACTTCGCCTCTAGCGGCCTCAGTTTTCAAGTCGTCCAAATATTCGTTGACTAGATTTTGATATAATCCATTGACACGAATATCATATACAAACAAGTTCATGCGGTTTGCATGATATACCTCACTCTGTGGTGGTATTTCTCCGCCAAATATCTTCGCAAGCCAGTCTTTACACAAACCAGAATTGTATTCTGGGATGATTTGTCCACCGATTGACCAAGCACGTTTGTAGACATATATTGGTAATGATTGTCCGTATAAATCATGAATAAATGGGTCTAGCTGGTCATCTCGAATAATAAAATTATCATCTAAAGCTGGGTTGAAAGAAAAGAAACGGCTGCGATAAAATGGGACCACCTTCCAAGAAGGCCCCAAAATTTTTCGTGCTAATAATCCTACTACGCCGGAGCCGAAAATAACATTCATTCTGGTTCCGCCAAGTCGTCATCAAAAAATTGTTCTTCTTCCAATCCTTCGGCTGGTTCTACCTTCTTGATGGTCTTCCGCTTTTTCCCTTTGCTCTTCTTAAGCTCGAGAGCTTGCACCAAGTTCTCATCCACAACTAGTTGTGAATTTTCGGGAGGGCTTTCTGGAAGCTCGGAAATAGATGCCAACTTAGATATATCGACCCTATCAGCTACAGATTTCGATTGCGGAACAACCTGCGCATTAGGATTATGCAATAAAGGATCTAACTCATGAAAAGCCATACGCCCAGTCTCGAGCGGATTGCTGAACGGGTCTGCAGGTGCTTCGACCTCCGGAGAGCAATATTGGCAAGTATGTGTAATCACAGAAAACGGTGGATCGGCCAGCTTAACTTCCACTTCCAAACCCTGCCCACAACCTGGGCATGTGGTGGATAGTTTCTTAGGTTTAACAGGATGGCCAAAAGCATTTTCCATTTTTTCGAAATCTGTTATTTCAGAATCAAATTCTGTGGGGCGTCCATATGTCGGAACACCATTTATTTCCATCGGTATAAGGTCATATGGGTTATACATTAGAACCTCATGATTCTGTTGTCCAACTACCAGCTGATTTACGGACTTCTTCAGCTTTCCGTCGGAGATTTACAAACGCTTGTTCTGACAGACTGAATTCTAAAAAGCGGTTGTCGGTTTTCACTAACGCTGGCCGTATGAAAGTCTTATTACCACAGCCACAAACAACACTCGCTTCATATACCTTCTTTTGACACTTAGTGCAAATATTCGGTTGCCCAGTCAGTTGCACATTCGCTTTCGTGATAACACAATAATAATAATTATAATTACCAGACATCATTGACCCGGTTAATTCACAAATATGTGGTGGCCTCGCCCTTCTAGTACCAGACATAATCTTCTTATAATTCTCAACGACAGTCTGGCTAATATTTGTGAAACATGCAGTGCATACATCCAACGAGCATGTCACATGAGTATGCCTGAGAGTATCTAAGCTAGGTATTCGCCCATCTGTGACAACAGCATGACGAAAATCAAAAGAATAATATATAAAATCATCTCTGAAGGAGATACTACAAAGGTCACAAATTATGCCGCTTTTGTCGCTGGTTTGCATAAACTTATTTATCTGCTTTAGCGGCACGCTGGTGTTGATCGGTTTTCGGCAACAATTTAATTATAATTTCACCACGTGCCAAACTAAAGGTATTCCGCATCTCATCATATTCTACAATCAATTGGATACCAGTGCCTTGTCTGAACAGCTCCAAATTTTGCATTTGCAACTGCTTCCCAAATATCAGCACTAAGGTCGTTTGAATACCATCGCTCAAAATCAATCGACCATAGATGTTTTTATTTTTAGATTCCGCTGTCTGGAAATCCACCACCACACCCTCCAGACCAGCTTCACCGTGCTTTTTAGACGCTAATTTCGCGTTTTCAATAGTACAATTACCTCTAGTATTATATAAATCCAATGGCGAATGCAAGTAATATCCAAGATATTCTTTCTCAAATTGTAACACTTCATGCAATTCGAAATCTGTCGGAAATAAAGCCATCACTTTGGCGACAGAGTCGTCTGGGACAGGAGCCCAATTTTGCAATTTTGCAGGGATCTTGCGGCGATTGGGGTACGATTTGAGATATTCTTCAACTTGCCGTTCGCGTTCAGCTTTGATGGTTTCCTCATTCCAACCATCTACCTCTAACAACTGTTGGCGAATTACTTTCTTAAGAGCTGTTATATCCTTCCCAGTGCAATATTTATAGCGGTAATATTCCCACGTAGCTTTGGAATTCTCATATCCTGGAAATTCTTTGAAGGCACCTAACTTGATAAACCTCTCAAAGGCAGTCTTATCCTTACCCATCAAATCGACCAGAGCATCTAGACCAGTAAATTTGCGCTGCCCAGTCCATACACTCGCCGCTGTTTCACCAAGCCCCTTGACACCAATTAATCCTTGATTAACCACATCGCCTGTAACGGTAAAACTCGCAGTGAGATTTTCTATATTGATTGTACCAAATTTTACACCTCTGCTACGTTCACTCGGTTGAAACGTCCCGCAATATGTGATGTCCGTCGGCTCCCAATTCTCGGAACGGGCCACACCCATATAACGAACCAATTTATCAGGATGGCAATCGCTCATTACCGCCGCCCAAAATTCGGGGGCAAAATGAGCCTTCAACCACAAACAACGATGGGCCACCAAGCAATAGCTGACAGCGTGTGAACGGTTGAATGCGTACCGACCAAACGTCTCCATTTTCGCCCACCACTGTTCAGCTTCTCGTTCGCCTAGGACGCGGGCGGCACCTTTCATCCACTTCTCACGAATCGGTTTCAGCTTATGCGTCCACTTCTTCGCCACCGCTTTCCGGGCTTCTTGAGCTTCAGGGGCCGTAAATCCTGCCACCATTTGCCAAATCGCTTGCAATTGTTCTTGATAAACGATGACACCATAGGTGTCCTTTAACACCTCATAGATATCAGGATGTAACTTATTCTTCCAGACGCCGCGATGGTCATCACGATTGGCCACCGCTTCTGGTATAGAAGCCATCGGCCCTGGATGCCCCATAGCGTTGAAGAGCATCAAATCTTCAAAATTGCGAACACCATTTTTCAAAATGCTTTTAGCAAGATCGGTATCGAATTGGAATACACCGTCTGTCTTTTGTGCGTTCGCTAATTTCAGGACGTACTCGTCGTTCAGTTCAATATATCGTTTATTGCCATGGCGGTCAAAAAAATGACCAGCGCGGTTTTGTGATGGGTCAATATCGTCCCACCCATCCATGTTCTTACCGAACGAAATACCTCTATTCTGCTCAATCAATTTACAACATTCGAAGATATACTTCAGCGTTTTCAGACCCAAAATATCCCATTTTACATATCCAAATTTGGATAGCTGGGTATTTCGGCCTTCCGTCCACATGCTAATCCAATAACCCTTCTTATTACTCTTAGCAAGCGGTATATTCCCATACAATGAGCGATCGGCAATAATGAGAGCACCAGCATGCATACCCATATTGCGAACACGCCCGACCAGCTTCACAGCATATTCGATAATCTTGGGATGCTTATGGGCGAATGCAGATAATGCTTCGTGTTCTTGCAGCAGCTTTCCTATGGTTATACCGTCGGTATCAACAGACCCGCATTTAGGGCATTTGATATCATCATGCATGAAGCCACATTCGACGTCTTCGCCGGTATCAGCTCCAATGATACGGCCTTTACAAGCGGCTTTGCCACCGTCTTTTAATTCGTCCACATTGTCTGGAAGAGTAGTAGTGAGCGCCAATGCTTCTTGTTTATCTAACCAACCAGTAGCAGCACTGACGTCGATAATAGCAGATCTAAACTTATACGTCTGCCAAGTCCCGACACTGCAAACTGCCCCATATCCGTCTTTAATATGTGCCCCATATTTTTCGGTAGCATAATCCTTAATCGGGTCGCGGGCTTCTGGTAGACAATCAATATCGATGTCGGGCTGATCAGGATCTTTAATTAAGTCTACAGGGATATATCCATTTTCTTTAAAGAATTCAGCAACGGTGGACGCCCGCACAGAATTAAGCATAGGCACAGTGCGAGTCTTGATCGGGTCCTCTTGGACCATCCCCAACAGCCATGGTAGGAGTAGAAAGCTAGGGTTCGATTTGAACTTCTTGCCGTCACTATACAGGTTTTGCCAATATGTGATGGCACCCTGTTTCTCTATTTCTTTTAATTCGAATTTGAGTCTAGCTGTATATTGCGGCGGACATTTCCGCTTCAGCAAAGCAGTAGCTGCTACTTTTTTGATTTCTTCCCAAGAGATTTCAGCCACTGTTGGTATTCCTCAAAACGATCAGCGTGATTACTTTTAACATGTAATGTTCGTCCGGGTGTGCTGGCGACCGGCTTATCACAGAATGGACAACACAGTTGATCCGGCTCCGCTGACACGGTAATTGGTTCTTCTTCACTGACATCCAATCGCGGAATAGTATCCATATGCAACTGCCATGGCTGTATAGCAATATATGTACCGTTGCGTTTAACAATCGGTGCAGAATATAAGCAATAATTACTAGCGATAGCCTTATCAAGTAAATCTTGATATTCGGCTACGTTTTTCAGCTTATGTTGTGAAATAATTCGGCTAGGCGGTTTAACTAAAATGAAAGCTGTAGCCTTAAAATCGATCTTACCGTTCATATGGTAGGTGATCCAAAGTTCGAGAATCGTATGTTTGTTGGGTAGCACAAATATCTCGTGCCAACGAACGGCATACCATCATGTTTTCATTATTTGGAGACTCGATTATAAAACCCAAATCAGTATAATACTCACACCAGCACAATAACGCACTAACAGCCTCGGATGGTTCAGGAGACGCCAATAATTGAAGCACACTCTCATCGGCCACATGTATATGCACGGTGGATCGACGGTAAGCCGGGTTTACTGACGCTAATGCCAACCTCATCGCCTGGATATTTGCTAGTTCTAGCGACGATGCCCCCAGCCCATATCCCATCAGTCTACAACGAATATGAGGAGAATCTTGAAATATTAACAAAATACCACAGCTAGTCAGCTGTGTGATTTCCTCCACATTCTCAGCAGACACTGCACAATAGACATCAATCATAATAGATTATTCTTAACATCGCGTATTTCTGGATATGTTGACTTCGTATAGGTTTGCAATGCTCGTAAGACCTCAGCAATCCCACGAAGCACAGCATTCTTAGCAGCTAGTTTGTCGGGAAAACTTCGCGTTCTACCAACCAACACCATCAGGCCATCACTACAATGTTGAACATTCTCTGGAAAATTCTCACCACGCGATCGTGCTTTAGCCTTACGATCATCAACCACTCGCTGTAACCATACCGCCAAAGCTTCAATGACATGAAAAGCTAACAAAGCACATTCTTCGTTGATGCGTTTCAATGCTACTTCTCTATCCTGCTTCCCATCGATAATACCACACAGATCATCGGTAGTATCCAAGAGCTTTACTAAAAATGCTGATAATTGTGGACTCGGGCCAGCTTGGAGTGTGACATGCGTATACACAGAATGCTTCAATTCTGCTAAAGTCTCGGCTAGTGTGTAATATCCCATAATTCCTTACTCATTCGGCATACGAGTATTGAGCATGTATCCGCCTCTGCTAGAAGCCAGAAAACGGTCGAACGACAAACCCCATAACAACGGATCTAAAACATGAATCCCCAACAAAAAGCATACTAGTGAACCACCGGCACTGCCACGCGGGCTAAATGGCCAACCTCTCTTCTTACCATATTGAATCAAATCGCGAGTAATCAAGAAATAACTGGCAAATCCCTTATCGATAAAGCGTTGCAATTCAATTTTAGCTTGTTGGACGTATGATACCTCTTTACCATCAATCAGGAATCGTTGATCACATTTATATAATCCTCGACGATGCAATTCTTGCGCAACAATCATACGCAACTCATCATCGGCATTTTTGATTTCCGGAATCTTAGGACTAGTATCGACACTAAATTTTTCACAGCGGTCAGCGATTACTAATGAATTGTCACATAGCTGCTCAAAGACGCTGTCACTCACCCCATTACAATATTCCCCATTTCGAAAAGTCGCCCACAACTCCGCACGGGATTTCATGAATTGCTCGTCACTGTTTACATGAAACAAATCAGGTGAATCGATAGTAGTTTCTTGAGCGGTGGCCATCATCAATTTTTGTAATATAAAGTCTTCCCGATTTAGATAATGTGAGTCATTGGTCAACACCACCGGAATCTTATACATATCGGAAATAGTTATCAGATGGTGAAAGACTTTGTGGTCATCCGGGATACCTGGCATTTGGACTTCTAAATAAAAATCCTCACCAAAGGCTTGACGAAATTTCTTGATATAATCGACAGCCGCATCTACCCGCTCACGTTTTTTCCGCTCAAATACCACTTTACCTTCACGATCGGTAAGTTGTTTATGTCGCAGCTCGTGTGATACCGGTCCGTTCAGGCACCCCGACAAAACAATCAAGCCCTCGCGGAACTCGCATAATTTATCAAACCATATTCGATTATATTGGGCACGCCCCATCCCAAACAGACCAGTGTCATAAGCCTGCGTAGTTAGGCGAACCAAATTATGAAAACCAATTTCATTCTTACATAATATGGTCAGATGCCTGTTGCGACCTATTCTATATGCCAAGTCAGGATTTTGTTCACGCCACTCTTTAGAACGAATTTTGAAACCAGAAGCAACCAATTCCTGGCGTTGTGGTTCGTAGTCGTTGAAATAGATTTCACATCCTGGAATATACTTTATTCCGTGCTTCTTGAACGCCAAATACATATCCGGGACAGATGCCATATGCCCATGTTCAGTGGCACTCATAGCCGGATAGCCACGACTGAAGCATTGTTCAGCATATTGTTCTGGCGTCGCCACACCATCTAAAGCAGAGAAGACGGTATGGTTATGTAAATGAACAAATTCGGTAGGGCCTTTATATTCTTCGGGTTTGAATTCTTCTGGCATTGATAATCATTTCATCTGAAATGTGATAAACCGACATTTTCCTAAACACCATCCGACACACTTTCTCTTTCAATTCATTATCTAAATCACCAGTCTCTGGATATTCAGGAGTCGTCGGTTGTAAACCCAATCGGCGTATAAAAGCCTCAAAAACAGCCGCCACACTCGGCAATGTATAATTACATGCTTGCCAAAACCTACATAGATAATTATACAACTTTGTGCGACCGCATTTTTCTAACAACTTATCAAAATTTGCCGCAATAGACTTTGTATGCACAGATTCAATTTTGGTTGGGTCAATCAACTCAATGAAATACATACGCCCATAGCGATTAGCAAGATCCGTGTGGAAAATCATTTGTCTAGTCGCATTGATTGTATTATTAACTAAAATATGTGCATCCTGATCGGAAACACCACAATGAAGACCAGCTAAGAACGCAACACTCATATCTTGTAACCCACGCAAGGAATGCCGCTGATCAGTGGCAGCTTGAATCCAATGATCCAGATTCGGAACAATCAACTTGTGTAACTGATCGTCAAACAATTCTGGAAAATTCGGTGAATCTCTGAAATAATATATCTTCCCATTCACTTCAAAGATAGTAACTTCACCTTCAACATACTGAATAATCATGATATTAGACAACCACAAACGCACTGTCAGCGTTGTCATCACATGCTGTGATGAATATCATCAATACCTTCCCAAAGCTCTGGACAGTGTTTGCACCCAAACAGTCCCGCCAGATGAGATATTAATAGTATACGACCAGACCAAACCTAGCATTACACTGCTCCCATATCTACAGGTACAATACGGCAACCCTTTTCTTAGTCGCAAAGCTGGATTTGAACAAACCACCAAAGAAGTCGTCTGTTTCTTAGACGCTGACGACTTTATCAGTGATGACTATATTGCCGCTGGCCTAGCGGTCAAAACAGACAATAATATCGTATATTGCGATGTACAACAATTTGGCAACATCGATCGCAAACTATTCTATCATCAACAATGTATATCACAAGAAAATTATTTGGCAGTAGCCAGTCTAGTGAGTAGACAGAGCATCGAAATAAGTGATGCTTTCTATCCCACACCACCTCTCAATTGCCACGAAGATTGGGTATTTTGGCGACGGCTAATTCGAGCCGGATGCCCGACAACCAAACAAACCGGAATTCATTTCCATAGAGAACATCAGTCAAATCGCTCCAAGAATATTGACGACCTCCCGTTTCATATAGCCAAAGGTGTATGTTGTGACCAGGTCAAATTAATCCAGATTAGTGGTGACTACCCCATAGACAATAACGCCCATTTGGTTATCCCATATGATCTCAGAGTGATCAATGATGTTATCCGGAACACGAACGCTGAGTACCTATTATTCTCAGACCATCCATCCTCGTTAGACGTAGATAAGATGCTACAAGCGTTAGACAGACACGTCATTGTGGTTCAGCTCCGGCAACGATTATTATGGTTCGGCACGCTAATAGTCACAGATGTTGTACAACAACAATTACCATTACGCGAGCCGGTCGGTAATTTTGTCTACCTATGAACGCACCCTTAGTTTCCGTGATAATGGCTGTATACAATTGCTCAGAATTTTTACGAGCATCGTTAGATAGCATATTAAATCAAACTCTTAAAGATTTAGAAGTAATTCTGGTAGATGATGGCTCTGATAATGACGTCCAAGATATTCTTCGTTGTTATTACGACCCACGCCTAAAAATAATCCGACTTGCACGCAACATTGGATTAACCAAATGCCTGAACATAGCTATCGACCAAGCCACTGGTACAATATTCGCCAGACACGATGGCGATGACATCGCTTTCCCAGACCGATTGAACAGAGAGTTAGCATTAATGACCAACAGAGTTGGTCTAGTAAGTTGCTGGGCAGAAGCCATCGACGAAAATGGAAATGTTGTACCAGATGCTTGGCTGGCAGACGTGTGTCAGACTGGTGATGAAGTCGAAAGATTACTACCAGAAAAAAATTGTGTATTGTCGCCCGGCGCGATGTTCACTAGGCAGGCTTTTGAACGAATCGGTTATTTTGATCCTACCGTCCGATGTGCGCAAGACTACAATTATTGGTTACGACTCAATCGAGAGTTCGCTATAGATATTGTGCCAGAAATATTAGTACAAAAGCGAAGTCATCCGAATTCAATTTGGGCTATAGAGCACGATGTAGATTGGATAACGGTAGCCAAAAGTCGCGCTGCTACTAATCCGGTTATTTTTCTTAGGGATGCGTAATGGGATTTTCGAAATATGTTGTACAAACCACCCACAATAATCAACAAGTATATTTTAATACAGTTACACGGCGACATTTACCAATTGATGCAACTATAGATCGCTTTCACTCCAAGTTCTTCCTAGCTGGTCAGGAGCATGATGCTTTGGTATGGCAAATCATGCGGCGTCCTATGGGTAAATCATTTTTCTTGTTCGTTGCGCCGACTTGGGAATGCAATCTACGATGCACACATTGTATGGTGAAGCATCAATTAGTGAGATCACAAGAAAAGGAAATAGACGTTCCAGCCATCAAAGATTTTGCACTGCGGTGTATGGCGAGATATGGAACAACAAACTTTCCCATCCAATTCTATGGTGGGGAAAGTTTGTTGGCTGTCCCCAAGTGCGTGGAATTAATGGATTCTATATCATCTATTGAAGGACTAGAAACCAGATTTAGTCTATACACAAATTTGGCAGTCGAACTAACAGAAGAACACATCGACTTCTTGCGGAAATTGTATTCTATAGGCGTAAGCATAGACGGCCTAGAAGAACAACACAATACGCAAAGAATCCCATTAAATGGGCATATAAATCCATTCGAAGTGAGCATGTCAAATCTACGCAAATTAGTATTAGCAGGGCTCAAAGACAAGATCGAAGTCCAAGCTTGTCTAAAAGACGAATTCAACACACTGGAGAACCGCTTAGCAGTCTATGAAATGATCGTACGGTTCGGCGTTGCTTATGACCGAATAAATATTGGAACGATATCACCAACCAAATTACATCCACAACCTAGTGACATGTATATCAGCGGTTTGCGGCAACCGCGACTCAGCCAACGATGTTGTTGTAAGTATCGACAACATATTTATTTAACTGATTGCTCAGGAAATATATTCAGCGATTATTATACATATACTCCGATAGGAACGATATACGACGATCTCGAAACGTTGGAAAAACAACAAGCCAAACTTACTTTAAACACGATGCCAGTGTTTAACGATCCGAAATGTAAAGAATGTCCAGTAGTAGGATATTGCTGGGGTGGATGCACGGTAGTCGAAAACACTGGACATAATCTCAGTAAATATTGTGATCAGCATGGCCTAATAGCGCATGTTGAATCGCTGGCAAAAGAAGGTAATCTGATCCCACAAGTTAACAAACCAGATGAAAGGCATATCAACATATGAGTCACTCACCACTCGTCCGACAAGAATATTTCACCGAAATCGAGAGGGTTCAACTCGGCCTACCCAGTAATGATGAAGTAGTCATCTTTGTGCAACGCCGCCGCCAAGCGGAGTTGGCCAGCGGAAATGTCCAAGCATCCTCCTGGGGCAGCGATTACGCAATAGCCAATGCATATTGCAGCTGCACATTTTGTACAGCGGGTGGTACAGGGTGGAACGGGACTGAATGTGCTATTTCAGCCAGTATCCCAGCAGCCGAATTAGAAGATGATTGACGCCTATCTACGATACTACCAGAGCCCAACTCTCAAATTAGCAAAACAATTATGGACCAAAATTGCGGAATATGATTATTCAGAACCATTCACAGAACTGTTAGAATATCGGTGTAAACTAGCTCCGCAGTTACACTTATCGGATTATTCTCTAGCTAGTAATGGCACATCCGGGTATATCAGATATTTTACATTCGGCCCGCACACTGAATTTTGGTTAACACAAATCGAAGACTTCATCAAATGTCGTCGGCAAAATAAATTCGTATCAATTATGGCTATACCATATATGGGTGGCGTTTGTGATCATCAAAGAATACCACCATCGCAAATTCGCGAAGACGCCGTTCATCATATTATTTCAGCACCACTGCACAAACCGAATGGTCTGGACTTTCTGATTACGAGATTATCAGCATTAGAAGAATATGCTATATCAACTAATCCTAATAACTGGCTATATCTCTTATCGTCGCAACGATTTCGCGAGTATCTGTGCCAACATACACCAACAATGGCAACTTCAACCAACTGGGAGGGATTTTATAAAACACCGCCACCTAATATCCATTTTAATAATAATATGGTAAATTGGACCACTACCATGAATTTTTATACTTGTGAACATGGGACCAAACATTTCTTACCAACATTCATACCGACAACAAACGGTATCGTCAACCTGTTAAATCTGAGCAGACCGGCATTGTGGCCAATTGATGATCATATGCATATCGAGGCAGCGATTCGACAGTGTGCATGTGGACGAAAGTATCAACAATTTCAGTTTGTGCCACATATCGCACACAGCGTCACTAAAAATGGCCAAACTGTTTTCGACCTAGAATTAGCCAACCGACTACACGCAACTTATCTCAATCTACAATTCATCCAGCACGGCAACACTATCGACATATTATATATTGGCACGAATCAGCCAGACGACACACTGCATCACTATTTTTCAAAATTGGGATTCTCAACCAGTTATATCAGCGATAAATACTATCGAATGGGCGCAAAGCTACCGGTATTTTGGAATGCTTTCACAACACCACAATATAAAGACTGGCGCGATAATCTGGTTGTGGATAAATAGTTTACAGGAGACAATTATGCATCATTTTGCGACCATCGTAACAACCAATCATATTGATAAAGCACTCGTTTTACACGAGTCTTTGAATACTTTCGCGCCAACTACAATGCATGTCTTGGTGGTGGATTATAAACCCAAAACGATCGACCAGTTGAAAATATTTCCTGACTTCCATGTATATGATATGGAAGAGGTAATCAGTGAGCCAGATCAATGTATAGCACGAATCATAGCTAACAAATATGCCAGGACTGTAGATGAATTACGATGGTCGTTGAAGCCAATTTTCATCAGTTACCTGCGAAAAGAACATCCGATCATCTGTTATGTAGATTGCGATCTCTGCTTCTACGGAGATTATCAATTCATAATGGACAAATTACAGACGGCATCTGTTATTCTCACCCCACATTGGCGGCAAATCAGCCCGTTCAACATCAACTTCATGTTTAATTTCAAACATGGAATCTATAATGCTGGGTTTGTCGGATTTGGTGCCGGTTGTGAAAAGATGCTGACGTGGTGGGCAGAAATGTGTGCCATAGAATGCACCAGATCGGAAAAAGCTTATACCTATGTCGATCAACGATATTTGGATCTAGCACCAATCTACTTCGATAACGTAGAAGTATTGAAACACTACGGGTGTAATGTGGCAGGATGGAACGCCGATTCACTCGCCAGAGAACGAGTGAATAGTACCACCTTAATTTGTGGAATGCCAATAGTGTTCATCCACTATTCCGAAATCACCGTCACACTCATAGAATGCGGTAAAGACACTCATTTATTTGATTACTACAATTATTATAGAATAGCCCTACACAAAATGCGGAAAAAGCTGGCATCTCTAGGACTAAAAGATTGCCTATCTCAAACGATAGACACACAAATTATATAATTATATTATCACCATTTAATGCAAAACGATTGGATGAACAATATGTAGGGCCATCCCTCCACATCGAAATAGTTGTGGAGAAACCAGAATTACCAGCTACAAAAACATCGACAGTCAAAAAAGTTTTAATTATTTCATATATCCTAGGATACTCATCATCGCAAATAACAACATCTTCTTCACTATAATCACCAACTAAATCCGAAATAGGACCTTGCGTATAGTACACAACACGCAACTGTTTGCCTTCATAGTCTTGCCTGATACGTTCTAGAATGCGGTCATATATTGCTTTGCTATATTCATAACCGGCATTATCTCGAATTTTACCACCTCCTCGCACATACACAGCCACGTTAACTACAGAATTGTCGGCAAAATCAGAGTTAAACAACTTATATAGATGGGTTTGAACAATATACTCACGCAGCTGCTTCAACAATTTTGCATGCGTTCCCGGCAAAACATCGTGTCGTTGTTCAGCCAACAATAAAGAATTCATACTGAAAAAAGTAGACTCCCGGAACACCAAATTCGTGTTAACCGGAATAACACGCACATATCTGCGTAAAAACTCGAGGCTCATCCCAGACCACTTACGTGCATTTAAATAAGTGGATAATGCCAACACCGGGTTCTCATTATCCAATCTACCATAGAAATCCGCCAAATTAATAAAATTATTAATATTTGAATCTAAATCACTGAAGCCCTTGTAGCAAAACTTCAATCCAAATAGCTCGGCTACTATCGGGCCTGTCATAATATCATTAAACTGGTGACCTATCCGACCCCACGCGGCATCGACAGAAACAGTAATATTGCGATGATTACGTGGTGCTGGTAACACACCCAACAAGTCATTAACGGAAATTATCCGTAACCATTCTACACAACATCGCTCTGTATCACCAATATCGTTTGATAATATATCAGTATTAGGAACTTTAAAAACCAGCCCGATACCGCCATCTTCACTGACAACCATCGTATCTAGATTATTCAATTGCCGTAACTGAACTATGAGCCGCCAAATGCTGGCTATCTGTGTGAAACAATTTTGCAAGACTAAGCAACCATATTGATTTAAATACCCTAAAGCTAATTGAATATTCTGCTCGATGGTCGGCGTAGAACAATCTAGATGAATAATATCAAAATGTTTTGGTAGCCCGTGCGTCGGTCTGTAGCATTCCACATCTGTGAATTCATTAAAACCGGCGTATGACTTATATCCATATCTATCAATTAGAATATTCAATAATTGTATAGAATTCATGAATCCAGACTTAATTTGATGATATCGGCCAACCTCTTTGCTAACACTTTATTGTCCATACCTAATGAAGCTGTATTGTACGCTGTCAATCTTTGTGTGCGATAACCACTAAAATTCGATAACACGGCCATCACAACATCTTCGAAATTCGATAAATCTGGTTCACATGTGATTATAGGCAACTCTGGCCAAGTGGTTGCCCAAGGCATATGCGGTCTAATAACAAGCACACCGCACAACGCACACTCATAATCACGCCAACACGTAATATCATAACCCCACGGTGATAAACAAACCTTGCTGTTTTGCATAACCTGATGATATTCACCACCATTCAAGTATTTGTCTTGTGGCGTGCGCAGATATACTTTCAAATGAGGATATTTAAGAAACAACTTTTTAACTTCGTAGAGCGCAGCCCATCTATGCGAACGAGTCTCTTCAACGGGATAAGCATGCTCATCGATATTACCAAGCATAATATTGACATCAATATCACGACGGGCATCCAGATCAGGCGGTTGCCAAGAATGTTGAAAGTGATCCCAAGCTATTAAATTCGCAAAAACATGTACTTTATGATAAACATGGCTGATATTAGTACCATACGCACGCACTTGTTCGTTTCTCGCCAATACAGCTACGTGCTTCATATCATCTTGAAAACGCATGTCGTACATCGCCGGATCAACGAACTTGGACGTTTTCAAGACCGCTTTGACGTTGTCCCTTAGCATGAATTCGCGAAGACCATGCCAATATATTTCCGGGCCTAAATAAATATCTTGTAATATTGTTGGTATGTTTCTATCGACAAGATGAGCAACATCAGAGACACATTGGATTAGTTGGATATCACCATTATGCGTGACAAATTCGATGCCTAAATTGCGTAACTCCGGTTCTAATCGCAATAAGCATTTAATATGATTGCTTGAATAATAACCGCATGTAGCCCGAATATCTAATCTAATCATGGCTTATCCCGCATACTACACAACAAACGATAGAATTCTTCTACTTGAATCGCTCGTCGTATAATACGCAATTGTTCTGATGAATAATAAGAATTCCACGGTAAAACACTGGGATCAGCTACCCATTCATTTGTCTTTCGCACCATATTATCGAAGTCAGTCCGCAAAAGCAATTCAAACAGAGTGGCTGGACGAAACAAAAACTCAATACTATCCCAACTGAGTTCCTTGATAGCCTTATCAGCAGCTAATTGCATTATTTCGTCGCGATCCATTAGCTAACCCACGCTAAATGCGACATTAACCACATAATAATATCAACGATCTTCCATACCCCCAGTAGCATAAGAACCACTGTAACCACAAACGGCGTATAATCTTTCATTAGCCTACCCAACAATACCCTTTTCAGCTGCTTCTAAGCAACCGGTAGCCACACAATATAAAGGTATATCAGAACAAGTAATAGTGCCAATCTCGAAAGGCACCTCTAATTCATCGAACTTCTTAGCCACACGCTTCCCAAAGCCCTTGGGCGAACTAGTCCCGCCAGCCATATACACATTAATAGCATCACCATCTAAACGAGCTTCTGACTCATTCTCCTCGAAGCCCTTGATGATACCATCAATCACCGTACTAATCAATACATCGTAATGTAGTACAATATCTAAACCAACTCTATCATCTGGTTCCTTACCTGGTGTCAAATCGACGCTCATTTTCCGCTTGGAAACAGTCGTAGGAGTCTCTTTAGCTGTCTTCTTGCGGATTTTGGAGGCGTGTTGGCTATAACCGTGACGAATCGCAACTTGCTCGTCGATCCAATCACCAGCACCAACCCAACAGAATGAAAATATTTCGATACCATACTTCACATAGCTAACCGTGACGGTTCCAGCACCCCATGAAATACCAATCCCAGTACCATCGGGGCTCATATTAATGACAATCGCATGAGATTCACGGATAGCCTTACGCCTAATTTTCGCCTTGGTTTGATAGCCGTCAATAACAATATTAATCACACGCTCGTGGTAATCCACGTTGATGTCTTTATTGAGAGCTGGAGCGGTTGTACAATAACAAACTTGTACATCACCGTCGAATTTGCCCACTTCATTTTCGGCCATTTCCATCAGACCTTGGACGATACTCCCCAACACAGTCATGGCTTCCTCATCGGCGGTTATCCCGCCTTCAGCCATAGGGCGACACAGCGTGTCATTCTTGGCATACGCAAATTCTTCTGCGTCTTGGCCGAGCACGATAGCTTGGCCTGTGTCGGGCATTTCGATCCAGCGAGCTGGCCGTTGTGTTCCATCACTGCGGACTTTATTGGGATCATCTAACATGTTTTTGATGAATGGCGTAGCACGTTCAAATGGCCAATAGCCGTTGATTTCAGAGATATAATGGACTTTCCCGTCGCCGTCGCGATATGCTAGTACTACTGTGCGTGTGCCAATATCTATGCCTAGGTGTTTCATTAGACATCTCCTGCCGGTGTAAACATCGCCGAGTCTATGTACTTGGTAGTCGCTTAGTCCCTCAACCTGGGGGACGTCGGCGTGGTCGTCATTGGATGGGGCCGGGTCCGGTGTCGGGAGTATAATCTCCTGGCTTGTCGGAACAATCAATGGCTGGTCGTTGGGAGTCGGAACTGGAAGTACATTGACCGGCTTTGGCGGATGTGGCAATGTTTTGGTCCGATTGTCCACCACCGATTTGACAACCTTCACTTCTTGTTTCGCTTCCACTGGTTTGTCGAATTTGTATATCGTCATCTGTACGAACTGCGGTCCCGAACCCTCCCCTCGCTCTGGGTGGAGTTTTGAGATTCGGGGCGATGATTTCAGGCGCGAGTTCAACGACTTTTCTAACCGCTGTTGTATGACTCTCTGCTGGATATGCGACTGTATTACCGTCAAAACTTTGCCGTTTTTGGAGAGCATTCGCCAGGGCCTCTAAAGCACGAATTAATTGTTGTTGGGCTTGTAAACTTTTGACTCCCAAATACACTGTACTACCAACAGAAACCACAATTATAATAATGAGAATCCAAATCATGCATGCCCAATTCGAATGACAGGAATACCTAATCGCAGAGCTAACTTACTAAGCTGAGCCACACCAACCTCATAAAAAGAAAAACGCTTCCTAGAATGATCAGAATCCGCCCAGATCTCACCACCATTATAAAATTCTGATCGAGAAGTATGACTCTTACCCGCTATAATTTTATTATCACACGCAAACAAAGAAATACTACGCGGCTGCATAAACAACGCTAAATGCAACGCCATATGCACACAAGTACCAAAATTACAAAAAGGCGGAAACTCCGAATTAACCTGCCTAATCTCACCAAGCTCAAATGCGGTGGCACCAGGTACAGCCTCCGTAGCCGTCACATACTCCCCAGCGATCTTATGCTCCAACACATATGGTACAATTAATTGCTTATCAGAATATTTCGCCCGTAATTCGCTCACCACATCCAACGATTCAGTTACCACAAAATCACAATCAAACAACAACCCGATATAATCAATTGCAATCACCAGATCATGACTATTAATAGTCGACCAATTTATATAATCAAGCGAAGGCCCATCCCCTACTATCGCTATCCGTTCTCCCTGGGCTAATCCCCGCAACTTATGCACACCCAGTAATTCCGGATGTAAATTCTCCAACCATTCCTGCGATGATCGCTCGCTGCTTTCGGCGAACTGCACTAAATTATTAAGCCTACCAAGATCTAAAGATCCACGAGCAATCCCAGCCATATCATAAAACAAACCAGCATACTTCGGGAACCAAGCTTCCACCAATCTAGCCAAATTCCGCTTAGAGCCAGCTTCTACCTCGTGTACCACAGCCACATAACTATCATCAACAACTACTATTTCACCACCAGCCATCCATACTTTCAACGACAAACAAATATTATCACCGGGACCCACATCAGCCTGATCGTCAAAACCACCAATCTGTTCCCAAAAATCCTTTTCAATAATCATGCAATATGCCGCTAACGGCGACCGTGATCCCAACTTGCGATTATAAACACTCAGATCCCATCGCATCCCGTAACGGCGACACCCATGTGACTCAGTTGCCCATAACCCAACGTCTAAAGGATAAGTTACCGGACTAAGCAGCCGCTTAGGAGCGAATTGCTTCTCCAATTCTAACCACCAATCGGAGCCAAATTTCATAGCCTGCGTCAAAAACACCAAATGAGAACTTTTGGCTAGACGACCAGCTCGATTCCACGCTTGCGATTTGCCTATGCAATTAGATGCGATCACTGTAATCTTGTGGCGGACATCATCATATAAATATGATTCCGCAGATAGGCCCACCGGCCCATCATCACAAAGAATGATCTCTTGCAACACCTGTGGTGGTGTTTTGTCTACAAGATCACAGAGTGTTCGATGTAAATTATCAGCATTACGACAATAGATTATAAAGCTAGCCATATCCTATTTACAGTAGATATCATTCTTCCGGCGGAATCATGAATGATTCGAAATCGCGGATAATATCTTCGACATTGCCGCCAGGGGGAGCACATTGCCGACACCATTCCATCGCACCCCATCCCATATTCATGCCTAGGGATGGTTGGAATTCACCATCAATATAACGCGGTAAGGTCTTACCGCATTTCTCACAAATGAAAGTACTATCGTCGTCTGTCATTAATATGTTCGTTTATTTGTTGTGCTGCCTCTTTTTTCAACTTTTGTCTGTCACTGTGTAATTGGAAGATTCTATCTGAACTGCTCATTACAGATCGCGGATTTTTACGTGGCCGTCTACGCTTGAAGTTCATTTTTCAATCCTTGTCGTCAGCCAGTATTCCAGATCCTATTTGCGGCTTCTTTAACTGTCGTACGTCTGGTATTGATACTTCTGATACTGCCGCTGCCTCCGGTTCTTCACAAGTGAGTGGTGGATCTTGGACATTAGGACACCAGAAGAAACTGTCCTCGCAACATTCATCTTCTTTTGGTAATCCAATAACGATCTCCCAAGGATACTTTCCAGGCCGCGTTTCATCCGGGCCGAACCATGTAGCCGTAACATCGCAAGCCGGGATATCTGTGTCAGGAATCCAATTAAATTCATGCCTATCATAATGCCTCTGCGTCACACAGCCGGGTTGAGGGTCCCAATGAACAAGATCCAGTTCAGGCAGATCATCGTTTTCAAGGGATATCTCATACCGGTTAACATATTTGCACTCCTCCAATGTCATTTGAGCAGAAGCAAACACACTTTTAAACACAGAGTTATCGGTCAACGTGTCCGAATTCGCCAACAACGTCACCTGATTAACACAAATCTCCTCTAATAAGTCAGCACACAACGTATAAATAATATCTAAATCACAATCCAAACGAGCATTGATAATTGGACAACTAACCGTAAAATTAGTATCATCAATGGTACACTCTACAATCCGCATATAACATTCGCCAGGATCTCCAGTCAGCCCGTCTGGTCCCTTTTGCCGCGATTTAATACACCATTCCGATGCGATCGTTGCCCACGTACGATCATTCAAGAAAATTGAACCGCATACTATTCCTGTTGCCAGATCAAATCGAATAGTCGCCTTCGTCTCTACTTCATCAATATCCAACTCATCAGAAAGAATAGTAATATCGGTTGGGTCTATCGGACTCACTTCTATCGTCACGGACGGCGAACTAGCCACTTCCGCCCCATCGGAAAAAGCAGCCACAGAACTCATCGGAATATTACATAAATTGGCATACTTCTCGCCCATCGCCCTCTTCAACAGCAGATCACGAGTCCGCTGGAATTTCGGAAGTTCTGCCGTGTGATGCTTGCTATATACGATAGCCAAATGTTGCATCTGGTCAAATTTAGCGTTCACTGTTTCTGGTGACACCGCGAATAATCTGACAGAAATCTCCGGAACATGATTATTTGGCAATAATACAGCACCATCCGGCAATAATGGCACCGGGGTGTAAATCGCAAAATCCAAACGATTTTCTTCTACAGCCGAGGGATAATAACAAATTTCAGGGGCTCCCGGTAAGCCATCTCGACCTTTGTCGCCCTTCGGTCCTTTGGGGCCTCGCACACCCGGACAAATCTGCTTCATCAAGATCTGAAATAGACGCCCTTTGTCTATTTCGATACGGAGGATTGATTCGCCTTCGGGGGTAAAGCGAAATAATTTGTCGCTAGAGCGGAAATAATACCAATAGGCATCGGTGCCTGGGTATAATTTTAGTGGGCGAAGATCTACACCAGTCTTTAGATAGTTGTCGAGTTTGCTGAGTTTGGTGTAAATTTCGGAATCAATGATGCCATTAGTGTTTTCGGTGACCACTGGCGGGCCGGTCACTACGCCTTTGGAGATCCAAGCGTCGCTTTCGGCTGTATATTGCCAGCGATTACCATAGGCATCAGATACTTGATCGCCGTCGGTTGGGTTTCGTGGAAATTTGCCTATATTAGCCATATGGTGATCCCATTTATAATATTTTTGTAGAGATTGCAGCGGCCCGGTAATATTTATCTAGAGTGTATCGTGATATGAATGAAAAATTCGTAATTTTTCTTTTACATCTGCTGGGGCAATCGAGAGTGGGCCTTCGTAGTATATCTCTTTATTAATCGTAAGAATAATTTGGTCTTCGTGTTGATAACAAGTTATTTCTTGTGGCTTTTGGAATTGTGATCGTAGCCAACCAATTATCATTCTGGACATATTCTTGTCAATCTCTGTCTAGAGTGATGCTCCCCCGTCCTCATAATAATAATAATAAACAAAAAATTTTATTATTAAGGACTATAGCGTTATTTCGCTCGAGGGATTACAGACAAGCACCAACATCTATTATCTTTCACGGGGGCTTAATATGTGTTGGTCGAAATCTGTCTCCAATTCCTGCCGTCATCACTTCCCGCCAAGGAAGCCGTACACTCCACCAGTTTTGGTGCCTCAGGAACTTCGAGTTCGCCGATTACCACCCCAATGAGTATCCTGCCTCATTATCACTGCCAACGCTTCCGGTTTCGCCTAGGCTGCGAATCACAATCATATTCAACTTAACAACTATTCAACTATTTCAACTAATCATGATGATAAAATATCGACCAGACAATTCATCTCCAAGACTTTGCAACTTCACTCTCTTGCCTAAATCCACCGGGGGTACGTTGAGGGTGTCAATAACGGATAACCGGGTCCGGGGTCCTCAGCCAATTACCCGAAGCGGCTCCACCGCCTCCAGAGTCTTTCGCTTTTAGCATGTCGATCCCTGACAAGTAGTCAAAACCGGAGACCTTCGTCCTTCAGACGCCTGATCCAGATCCCAAAGGATCATAAACGAACGTTTAACAAACCGTATTGTTTTGACCGACTGAGTAACGGAACTAACCCAACCGTGGCAAACAGAGCCACTATATTCAACGACGGGATTGACCACACCGTCACCCGCTAAATACCAGCAAAACTATACAAGAACAATAATGTTATTCCTTGAGATCAACCATGAAAATCTCACAAATCTCTAAAAAACGAAACTGCCCCGGATGCGGCAAACCCTTCAAAAAAGACGAACCATATCCCGACGTAAAAAACTGCGAAGTCTGCGAACGATACGGACCACCAGTCACAGAAGAATTTTGTTACAACATCCCATCAAAAACCATGTGGCGTGACCTCATCCACGACGCCATGAAAGAATATAAAATCTCGTTCGATCTAGAAAACGATGACAACGTCGCCAGCCGCGACATCAAAATAAACGATCACAAATTCTACTGCGAATTATGGAAAGCTGGTGGTGACTGGCAAAACCCAATCTGTTATTTCCGCTGCGAAATCAAAGACGGCCACATCGAAAAACCATACATGTCCCAATATATGCACCCGCACTTCATCTTCATCCCCGGCAAAGACGAAGGCAATTCACACCTCGTTAAAACCAAACGTGGCTGGTCCGCACCAGACAACAATGCAAAAGATAATCAATCAGAACCAGATGAGAAGTTATGCTGGAAATCATTAACAAAACACCTCAGTGATTTATGTTAACCAGACACGCTAAATCAATTTGCCAACTAATCCGCAGCCTTAATATCGAACAACAGACTGTAGCTGAAATCGGCGTCTTCCGAGGAGAAACTTCAGAAGTTTTGTTATTAGAATTTCCCAAACTACACTTATTCATGGTAGATGTCTGGAGTGTGCTACAACCCACACCAGAGCAACGCATCATAGATATTGGCGGTGAGAATGTGTTAATAGCCGATGCTGTAGAGAATAACTACAAAACCGCCCTAGCAGTCACTAAATTCGCGGCGACACGCCGCACTGTCATCAAGACAACGTCCGAGGAAGCATCCACAATCGTTCCTGACAATCTTGATTTAGTATTCATCGACGCCAACCATTCCTACCAATATGTCAGACAAGACATTGAATTATGGTGGCCTAAAGTCCGCCCTGGTGGTATCTTATGTGGGCATGACTTCAGTTTCGAATTCCGTAATGTAAAACGGGCTGTCTGCCATATGGCGACGGCTTGGGGTCTAGAAATACAACGCTCTCGAGGTTCTGTGTGGTGGTGGGCCAAACCACTCCAATAAGCATGCAACAGACACAACTATTAGTACATGAAATTGGTCCTATTTGTAATCTGGCCGCTGCACATTCTGCCAAATGTCCGTCAGCTAACCCAGAGCGGTTCCTAAATACCGAACGGGTACTAGATGACGAAACTATCCTGGATAATGTGCGACAAGCTTATGAGATGGGTTTTCAAGGAGCCCATGCCTTCCACTATTATAATGAACCAAGCCTCGAGAGTGAACGATTAACTCGACTCATAGCGAAGATCAGAGAGATATGTGCATCCGCTAAATTTTTATTATGGACGAATGGGACAAATACAGATATATGGAAAGAGTTTAATTGTATTAAATTGTCCAATTATGAGGGTCGAACTGATTGGCCAGCCCATCCGAATATAGATATTATTAGGCCACGATTTGATAATCGTATATTGCCTGGCAGACGCACTAGACGGCCTTGTTTCCGTCCATATGTTGAGTTGGTTATTGATGCCTTTGGCAATCACCATTTGTGCTGTGCCGACTATATGGGCATCGTTACGCGATTGAACGTATTTAAAGATGGATTTCCGGCCATAGTTAAGACACATTTGGAATATCGACGGATCGTATCCGAAGAATTTGTGGCTGCGGCTCCGGAGATTTGCAGGCGTTGTCAGATCAAGCTCAATGAGATAGTAACTTTGATCATATAATGTTAGATATCACTGTACATGTTCTAGCTTGGAATGAGCAATTCTTACTACCACGCTTTTATGATCACTACGCCATCTTCACGAAGTATATTATAGTACATGATAATGAGAGCACGGAGCCAGTCCCACCACATCCGAAAGTCACTGTTATCCCATATTGCAGTGGAGATAAACAAAATAATCGAGCCATGGCGGCCATCAAGAATGAGTGTTGGAAGAATGATACCACCGAATGGTCTATTGTCTGTGACGCCGATGAATTTCTAGAGATTGATGTGGATTTATTCCTAGCACATCAGGATCAGATAGTATTCCAATGCTATGGTGTGGAAATGATGGGTGTCGATGGTCAAGCTCTGGAAGACATCGACCGTGCTACTATACCATATGGCGTTTCCAGAGGAAAATTCGATAAAATGGTCTTATTCAATAACAGCATAAAGGGTGTAAATTACCGCAATGGTGCTCATAGAGCACGTCCTGATTGTCCGATTGTTAAAGGACATCGCCTCCGGCATTATAATCAACTTGGCGAAGAATATACCGTACAGAGATGGCAGAGATACATACCACGTATAAGCGATAGCGATAAGCGCAGAGGATGTGGTGATTATTCAGTCATCCCAGAAGAAGCTATCCGGACTCGTTATCGAGAATATTTGGAGCGCAGCGAGCCAATCCAACCGCTTAGGTTAATACAAAAAGCATTGTTGGAAAAATTGGCTACTCTATAATTCTGAGACAATCGCGATGATACACTGCGTATTTATGTATACGAGGTATCATCATGCTTGAATTAAAGAGTGTCTCTTGGCGGAACTTCATGAGTTATGGGGATTATATCTCCACCATTGATCTCACCAGCTTAGGTCAATGCCTAATCACAGGTGAAGTCCTCGAAACGGAGGACAAGGACAACCCAATTCGCAAGAGTAATGGAGCTGGGAAATCGACTATCCCCAGTGTCATCCAATGGGTTCTCTTCGGGCGGACAATGCATTCACCTAGCCCTGGTGGTAAAATAGTTAACCATTTCACCGGAAAAGATTGCTGGGCTAAGGTCGAATTCAAAAACGGTGATAGTGTCACTCGCACCAGAAATCTCGATGGTGTTAACGAACTCGTATTCGTAAAGGACGGTAACGAAACAATTGTCACTGCTAACACTCTATCCACCATCCAGAATCAGCAGAAGCAGTTAACGCGAGCTTTCAATTTAGACTGGGAAATGTTTTGTGGCTCGGTTTTCTTTAACCAATATAGTAAGCCATGGATGGAAATGGCCGATCAGCCGCGTAAGAAGGCTATTGAACGAGCACTCCACGTCGATCGTTTCGAATATTATTCGAAAATCGCGAAAGGGAAACTAGATAGGATCGAGGCCGACGCAAACGCCGCTGATCTCCAAATACAAAGTATTACTTCTGATATTGAACGCATCACCGCCTCAATAGATAGGCTTAAAAACTCTGCAAACACTTTTGAAGACGGGAAAGAAGCTCGCAAAAAAGAACTACAGAATGTAATAAGCAAAATCAAGGCCGAACAGGCTGATATGAAACTTCCGGACTTAGATAAGCTCAAAGCTCGATGGGCTGTGGTCGCCCAAATTAACAAAAAGCTGGGTGAATATCGAGCGGAAGCCAACCGGATCGCCAGTCATATCGCAGAATTGACGGGGACCAAGAATTCTTTAGAACGAAAAATTGGTCTGTGGACTGAGAAGTCTGGTAAAATTTGTACTTCCTGTGAGCAACCCGTCCCAAAGGACCATATCGCCACTAAAATTGAACCGCTCCAAACAGAATTAATTTCTATTACCACTTTGATAGCGGAGCAGACGGAACAGCATAAGCAAATTCGGAACACTATCGCTAAAACCGATCAGATTGTGACTGAGAAATATCCATCTATGTCAATGCAGGAAGCTGAGGCAGTACATGAGCGGCATGCTGCGAAGACGAAGGAAATTGACAGGTTGAAGCGGCAAATCCAAAACATCGACACGGAAGTAAACCCGCACGAACAATCAATAACAGACGCACAAAATGCATTGACTAGTCGCGGTACGAAGCTCGAGAAGATCAAAAAAGATCGCGAAGAGAAGGCATTTTTGAGTCAACATTACCAATATATTTATAGGGCTTACAACGATCGGGCGAAAATTAAGAGCTACGTATTCCAAGAACATATTCCATATATCAATGAACGAATTAAGCATTACTTAGATGTATTTGGCTTGGATATTCATGTGGAGTTGACGTCGGCATTGGGGATTAGCAGCAATTTGTGGGGGTATGAGTTTGAGTCTGGTGGGGAGCGGAAGCGGACAGACGTGGCATTTATGTTGGCGATGTTTGATTTTCATGAACAGATGTATGGGCGGCAGTGTAATGTATTAGTATTAGATGAAGTAGATGGGCGTCTAGATGATGATGGGATTGATGCGTTAATTAATATTATTAAGGATGACTTGAGTTCTAAGGTGGAAACCATTTTGGTTATTTCGCACAGGGACTTGATGTTTGATACTTTCCCGAATGAGATCAGAGTGGTGCGACAGGATCGTTTCTCACATTTGCGGATGGCCGTATGAAGATTAAAAATCCAACTCCGGTGGCGATGAAAATATTGGACGATTGGTTGACTGATGAGAACGACTCTGGACCGAATTATTGGTTGTGGTGTGTGGTTTTGCTGGTTGGTATAATGATATGTAGCGGCGTACAATGCCGTTTAGAAGTTCATAGCGTACCGAGTGAGCAAGCAGAGTCATCTAACGCTAATTGATTGTTTGCAACATCAAGGCGGGAGGTGTACGATGTATCAAACAACTATTATTATCAAAGAAATATGTCCATCAATATGTGAGTATCCGTCGCAGGAGGAGTGCATTCGTGCTTTGCATGCACTCGCGAAAGAGATAATCACGTTGCGACGTCATGCTGTCTGCCAATGTGAAACGTGCAGCAAGCCTATTCCGTTAGTCACCAATACGGTGGGAGGTGTGGGGTGAAATATGCATGGGTCTGGCAGGCTGGTTTTACGTGTGGGCTTGCATTTGCCGCTGGGATGAAGGGTGCATGGATGTCTTGTATAATTTGTATATTCGCTGCTA